ATGACTGCACAACTTATCGACGGCAAATCAATCGCCGCCAGCCTGCGCCAGCAGATCGCCAAACGCGTCAGCGAGCGTAGCCAGCAAGGCCTGCGCACGCCGGGCCTTGCGGTGATCCTGGTCGGCAGCGATCCTGCCTCTCAGGTTTATGTCTCGCACAAGCGTAAAGACTGTGAAGAGGTCGGCTTTATTTCCAAGGCCTACGACTTACCTTCCGACACCACCCAGCAGGCCCTTACCGACCTGATCGACAGCCTCAACGATGACTCGTGCATCGACGGCATCCTGCTGCAACTGCCGCTGCCCGAGCACCTGGACGCCTCCAAATTGCTCGAACGCATCCGCCCGGACAAAGACGTCGACGGTTTCCACCCTTATAACGTCGGCCGCCTGGCCCAGCGTATCCCGCTGCTGCGCCCCTGCACTCCGAAAGGCATCATGACCCTGTTGGAAAGCACCGGCGTCGACTTGTATGGCCTCGACGCCGTGGTCGTCGGCGCCTCCAACATCGTCGGCCGCCCGATGGCCATGGAACTGCTGCTGGCCGGCTGCACCGTGACCGTCACCCATCGCTTCACCAAGGACCTCGCCGGCCACGTCGGCCGCGCCGACCTGGTAGTCGTCGCTGCCGGCAAGCCCGGCCTGGTCAAGGGTGAATGGATCAAGGAAGGCGCCATCGTGATCGACGTGGGCATCAACCGTCAGGAAGATGGCAAGCTGGTAGGTGACGTGGTCTACGAGACCGCCCTGCCCCGTGCCGGCTGGATCACCCCGGTGCCGGGCGGCGTCGGTCCGATGACACGGGCCTGCCTGCTGGAAAATACGCTGTACGCAGCCGAAACCCTGCATGGCTAATAACCTGCCGCACTGAAAAAGCCCCGCCTTATCGCGGGGCTTTTTAATGCACGTAATAAAACCTTTTATTGTTTGTTTTTAAGCACTTTCGTCCGGTTTCAGAAGAACATTCGACAGTTCTTCATCCATACTCCTAATATTAATTTTGAGTATCGCAAGGTTGTGCAAAGTGGCAATCCCCAGCAAAACCGGGGGTTTGCCTACTTTGTGATACTCGCCGCTCGATAGCAAAACGCGGTCATTGGTACAAAAATTGGTACGAGATTCCTACCCTCCCCCGGCGTCCTGCCGACGAACACAAACCAACCCAAAGCACCGCTGCTAAGCTGTTCACTCCACCAGAGGAACGCCGATGCCCAACTCAGACCTACTCCCCTCCCTGCTCTCAAAGCTCTACGAAAACCAACAGGCCCTTGAGGCTTCCATCATGGAGCTATCGAACTGGGTCGAGCAGCGTGGCTCCGCCGACGTAGCTGAAAACGTACGCGGCGCTCTGCATACCATCGACGAGAACGAAGAGTTCATAAAGCTGACCCTGGCCGTCCTCATGACTCCTGAGTGAGTAGTCCATCCGGAAACCACACCTCCCGTCGCCTCAAATCGCACAACGCTCAAACCTCGATTACTGTACACACATACAGTATTTGAGTTACCCAAATGAACAACATCGACGAAGACACCTCGACGTGGCTTGGATGCCCTACACCCCTGGAAATGTACAAGCACCAATGCGCGCTGCTCGAGGATGAGCTGACGACCGCCTATCGCCTGCTGAGCAAGGCACGGGCAAACGTCGCCGGCCTCGTCCAGATGAACGACCTGCTCGCCACAGGAAAAGCAGCTGCGGAAGCCGAGGCGACGAAGCTGCGGCAACAGGTGGGTACCTTAAATTTTGAGAGTTCACAAAAAGTGAATCAGATTTACGAACTTAAGATGATCGCATCGCAGAACGATTTACTATTTCGTGAGAACCAGCGGCTGCTTCTGGAACTGAACGTTCTGAGGGGGCCACGGCCCTGATATGTGGCGTCCTGCAGACTGAATAAATTCCCCTACTTGCAAGCGACCGACCAGAGCTGATCAAGCTTCGTGGTATAGCTCTGGCTCATCATCTCTCGGCGCATACCCCAGCCTGGGTTCGTGGGCACACTTGCCGAACGCAACGTCCCCCTTCCCCACCTGTCATTGATCTGGTCCAGCACACTCATCACTCTGGTGGCTTCTGTCGGCTGAGACACCGCGAATAGATCATCCGTGTATTCGCCTGGCTGGCAAAGGTTGAGCAACATCACCTCAGCCTTGCTGTATTTGAAGCCTGGTCGAAAAATTCGATCCAGGGCGTCCACCGCCGCCTTGGTCAGCAATCGCACGTCGTCAGTGGGATACGGCATATCCACCACCACGCCATTGGCATACTTCGCCTCCTCCGGGTTGAACATCCCGGTGCGGATGCAGACACGGACCTTTTTGCACAGCGAGTTCTGCGCGCGCAGCTTTTCCGAAGCCCGCATCATGTAGGTGGCCACGGCCTCCTTGATCGGTGCCAGTTCCGTCAGCCGCATGCCGAACATCCGGCTGCAGCAGATTTCCTGCTTTGGAGGATCTGGCTCGTCCAACTCCAGGCAAGAGGTGCCGGCCAGCTCCCGCGCTGTTTTCTCGATCACCACGCTGAATTTTTTGCGCAACGTCCAGGGATCGGCTTTGGCAAGGTCCATCGCTGATTTGATGCCCATGGCGTCCAGGTGAAGTTTCATTTTCCGTCCTACGCCCCACACCTCGCACACGTCAGTGTTGCGCAGCACCCAATCGCGCTTGACGGGATCGGTGATGTTTACAACGCCCCCAGTTTGGGCCTGCAGGCGCTTCGCTGTGTGGTTTGCCAACTTGGCCAAGGTCTTTGTCCCAGCAATACCAACACCGACTGTAATACCAGTGCTGCGTAGCACCTGAGCGCGAATGTTCCTGCCCAGGGGATCCAGATCCCTGATTCCTGTCAGATCCGCAAAAGCCTCGTCAATCGAATACACCTCAACAGCTGGAACCAGCGATTCAATTACGCTCATGACTCGCTGGCTCATGTCGCCGTACAACGCGTAATTAGAAGAGAAGGCGACAATCCCGTGCTGTCTAAGCTTGTGCCTGATCTGAAAATACGGTTCGCCCATTTTGACGAAGGGAGAGGCTTCATAGCTGCGCGCAATGACACAGCCATCGTTATTGCTCAAGACGACAATCGGAGTGCGAGCCAGATCCGGGCGAAAGACGCGCTCACAGCTTGCATAGAAACGGTTGCAGTCGACGAGTGCGAACACCGGCGGATTAGACATGACTGCGCACTGTGCTGGTGATAACGCCCCAGATCGACAGTTCGTCACCCTCTAAAATATACCGCGCCGGGTACTTCGGGTTCTCCGATAAAAGAATGACTTCTTTCCCGCGCTTGCAAAGCCGCTTGCACATTGGATCGTTGTTGAGCAATGCCACGACGATATGGCCGTGGGCAGGCTCAATGGATCGATCCACCACTGCGAGATCTCCCTCGAAAATCCCGGCCCCCTGCATGCTTTCACCGGTAATGGCGATCAGATAAACGTGCGGCGCCCGAATATTTAAGACCTCATCCAATGAGATGTGCTGCTCGATATGGTCAGCCGCGGGCGATGGAAATCCCGCAGGTACTCGAAACGAGCAGAAAGGCAGCTTCGTGCCACCCTCGGCGATAGGACCTAAAATTGCGAAGCTCATGACGCAGCCTTCTACAGATACTGTACGAATGTACAGTTAATATTGCAGGCGACTTTGGGTCAATTTGATGTAAGAGATATCTGACAAGCGGGCGAGTCAACCCACCTCATCTGAATAGCCAGCGGCCGCCTCTTCGACCAGCTCCTGCCATTCCTTGCCGTCTATTGCGCCGTAGGCTTTCAGATCATCGGCCAGGGCGAGGCGGATTTCATAGCGATCCTCCGGCGTCGTTGATATGAAGGCGGGGTCGCCGCGCAGCGCGAACCAGGCTTGCACTGCGTTAGCCCGCTCAATGTTGATCGTCATGACGAATACCCAAGGCCAATGTCTACAGTGTAGAGATTGGCCGGACTCCGGCTGTTCATCGGTACCGACGAGCGGAGAAGACAATGTGTGGACGCCTTTCACAGTACAGCGGCATTCATGACTTCGTCGCGGCTCTGAGCATGCCCAACGCCCTGGCGAACTCGGTTGGCGATCAACCGATTGAGCGCTACAACATCGCCCGGACAGACCGGGTTGCGTTGTTGCACATTCAGGATGACCTGCTGCGCGTCGATTCCGTGCCTTGGGGGTGGCGACCTCATTGGGCCAAAGACAGGGCCGCGCCGATCAACGCCCGCGCTGAGAGGGTCGCGCACGGCCCCTTCTTCCGGGCGATCTGGCCGCACCGGGTAATCGCGCCAATTGATAACTGGTTTGAGTGGGTGGATGAAGGCGGACCGAAGAAACAGCCCTACCTGATCCGCCGCCGGGACCGTGCCCCGGTTTTGTGCGCCTCAATTGGCCAACTGCCAGACGTCGATGAAGGCCAGGGCGAGCATGACGGCTTTGTGATCATCACCGCCGACAGTGCCGGCGGCATGGTGGACATTCACGACCGGCGGCCCGTGGTGCTGACGCCTGAACTGGCCCGGGAATGGCTGGACCCGGCCACACCCAAGGAGCGAGCCGAGCAGATGGTGTTGCGCCAAGGCGAGCCATCGGAGGTGTTCGAATGGTTCAAGGTCGATAAAGCCGTGGGCAACGTACGCAACAAAGGGCCTGAGCTGATCAGGCCTGTCAGTGAGCAATAGCTCTGACATACGCCTGGCACGCCCGCAGCGATATCACGGCGTTATCCCCGTCGTCGGTGATGGCGATAATTCTTTGAGCATGCGCTGGGTCAAGTTGGGCTCGACGGGTTGCATGAACCACGCCTGCGGCGCCGGGGGTGGTAGGCACGTTGCCGCTACTGGCTGAGTCCTCGGCAAGGAGGACTGACAGCCGCACATCAGCAGTAGCAAGGCGGTCACGCAGCATAGCCTGGTTGCGCTGGGCATCGGATAATTCCTTGGTATGTTGTTGGTCTGCGGTGGCGACGCGCTGCTCTAGGGCCAAGCGCTTATCCTGTTCGGCCTTTTGTTGCCGCCAGGCCTCGTCGGTTATCGCGTCCAAAGCTTTCTGGTGCGCCGCACCCTGCTCTGCTAACTGCTCGGCGAGCTTCTCGCCCATTCGCCACTCCTGCACCTGCCAGGCAGCGCCGAAACTCACGAGCATGGCCAGGAGTACCAGCGCAAGCTTCTGAACGGACGTCATACCAGCGCCCGCCGCACGCCTTCCGCCAGCACGGCATCAGGGTAGGCATACCCAGCGTTCTCGTGATGGATGATCGCCTTGATGAATCCAGTCATAACTTTCGGTGTGGTCAAATCGATCTCAGCGCCAGGCTGGGTACCGGTACTCATCTCAACGGCCCGCACATAGGCGGCCGTGTCGTTCTCTGCCGAGGGTGCCCACCGGCTAATGATTGCCTTCACGGTCTTGAGCCCGTACTTGCGCTGGTAGGTCAGCAGGGTTTTACCAAGGGCGCGGATACCGTTCTCGGGCGAATCGAACCTAGCGAATCGTTTCTCGACCGATGGGTCGGGCTTGAGCTGGCCCTGCCATTGGTTGGCCGGGTTGTAGTCGATGTTGCCGGGGTTACGGTTGCGCACCCCACGGGTTTCAGTGATCGGCATACTTTTCTCCAGGCAAAAAAATACCCGCTCAGGGCGGGTGATGGCGGATCGTACAAAGCGGTTAACCAGGCACGGGCGGTAGCGGGTATCGTTCCTTGATGGCTGTCACCGATTCGACCCAAGGGCCAAAGTCCGGAGCAACGCCCTTCAAGAGAGCGTCGTATGCGATCTCCAATCGAATCGGGTCCGACTCAACTTGATATGCGGCACGACGTCGCGAGCGCGCCGTTTCAAGAGCGGTTCGGTATTCCTCGGCTCTTTTCTTCTCTACTGTCACGACTTGGCTGAAATCGATCATTCCATCACCTCTTGGCTAGGCCTTGGATCAAGATCGGTGGGCAACGCTACACGTCCATCTGGCGGGTTAATTATGTCGTCCGGGTACCAAGATTTTTGCCCAGCACCTGGCCCGACGGGCATCGTGACTGTTACCACGAGATTACCGTCAACTCTCTCGACAGCATCGTTTATCCATTGGCAACCGATCGCTTGCGCAGGCAGCGTTGCGCCATCCGGCAGTGGGCCAAAGTCCAGAACAACACCATTTATTGTAAGAACGTCACCAAACTTAATAATCTCAAGATTATCATCGGACCTAGTCGAAACCAGCTTAATGATCATTTCCATTTACCTATTGCCATATAGTTGCACGTATAACTACGAGCAGCTAAAGATGAAGTAGATAGTATCAAAGGAACTCCAATACCGGCAGTTGATCCGCCGCTACCATCCCACGTAATGACACCCGAGGAAAACGACTGGCAAACAAATGCGGGAGCCTCAAGAAACCCAGCGGAAAAAGTAATACTATTTGCATACCCATAGAACAGCGACCCTAAAGCATTGGTAGCAGCGCAAGACCTTGCGACAACTCCAAAACAAATTTGGGTTCCGTCTGCATATCGAATATATCTACCATTTGCATTGGTCCCAGTCTCAAACACTGCACCGCCACTTGCGCTTCCCACGAGTGCCGCGTAGGCAGTAGGAGTAAGGTTGTCGGTGCGAGCGTATAACTCAGTCGTCATAACATTTATCTTGGCTCCAGTGCTCCGCGTAGTGTCTCCACCGGCACCTGTAGGCGCAGTTCCTAGATTTATTTCTTGTCTTGCCATGTTGCCTCCACTAACTTATTTGTTTTGCAAACAACACAGGCAGAAACAAATTATTCCCGTTGAAATCACCAATGTTTTGTAGCAAGACATTCACCGTGTTCGTTTGGTAATTGAACGTGCATGTAAGCTTGGAAAAGGTGTCTCCCCCCGGGATATCCTGGGCAATGTTGTTTATCAACATGTAGTCGCCGTTGCTAAGCGGAGATGGAGCAGACCAATAGAACGACCACCGGCCCGGTGAGTTATTGACGGAGCCATTGAACGTCCACGCGGTGATAACGGTGGTGAACTGAGCGCAAGGCGTACCGCTATCAAAAAGCAGCTTTGAGCTGCCACCCCATATCCGCATCCCGTAAGTATCCGTAGGCTTTGACTCATAAGCCGCCAGGAAGTAAGAGCCGGGGACGCCCGCCGAAGACGAGTTAGACCATCCGGTCCAATTACCCGGGCTACCGGCAATTCGCACCCATTGGAAGTTGGCGCTTGAATCGGGCCTGGCAAATATAAGCGGGGGCTCCTGAGAGGTGACTGGTGATGGAAATATAGCCCCTCCTCCCGAGTACCTTCCCGAGTAAATTATGACAAGCCTAGAGAATTCGGAGTCGAGGGTTACGACGCCTGAAGAGTTTAGGAACGTGAGACCGTAGGCCATTATCTATATCTCAAAACAAGTAATCTTTGTGTTGAAACCGCAACTGCTCCTTGTGGGTAATTCCTGTTCCTTGAGCGGACAATAACGCCACCATCGAGAACTTGCACATCGTACTGAGCGACGTTGGCGTCTTGGCTCGTTGAACTACCATTCCATGAACTGGTATTCGGCACGCAAAATGCCGTGCAGGTTGCCGGTGTAACTCCGGGTATCTGTATAACAGACCCGGTGCTTGAAAGTGGTATGAGTGCTGAATAAACAATCCTCACTGTAAACGAGTTCTCGTCAAGCTGAAGGGCGCCATTAGCGCCCCATATCTTTATTCCGCTACTCACTCGGTAAGATCTCCAATTTGAACTCGCTTAACTCCGTTTACGTCCCAGAAGCGCAAAGAACGGTTGGTCATCATGGATCGCCCCTGACCAGGTACAACTCCGTTAATCTCGAATGTCCCATCAAAGAAAAGCTTCCATCCCGACTGGCCTGCAACGTAGTTGTTGGACTGGATGTAGTTGCCGATCTTGGCGTTCGTGATCGTGCCGTCCTGGATGAATGCGGCGTTGATGAAGGTCTGCCCACCAGTTACTGCAAACGGCACCGTTCCAGCCTGACCGATGGCGAAACGGTCGGCATCGATGATGAACTGCGACTGCAATCCGCCTGGGCCGTTTTCCAGACCCAGCCCGATACCTGCGTACTTGTAGAGCCCAGTAGCGGTTTCGTACTGCATCCGCACCGACCAGCTACCCGTGACCTTGCCGTCAACCGTTTGGATGGCTGAGGTGTTGGTCTGGATCGCCAAGGTATTGCCATTTACAGCAGTCTTGACCGTTTCAATGCTGGTAGATAACGCACCCTCTGCAGTGAGCCGGGCGGTTTGCTCGGTAGCGATGGCGGCCGCGTTGTTTGCCACCTTAACCTCAACTGCTTCCGTCTTTTGGCCCTGAACCAGGTCGCCCTCGATCAGAGCGGACTGGGTAGACCAGACACCAACGTAGGCTGTCTCTGACCCCATCAGCGCGCTGCTATCGCCCTGAAGCGGCGGGTTTACCTGCAAGTAAATGCCTTCTACCCGCTCCGCCGTGGTGTTGACTTTGCCGTCGAGCGTGGTCACCGATGCCTTGAGGGTGCTAAGCCCGCTGGCCGTAGCCGTCACACCGGTGACAGGATCGTTCACCGTGGCCTTCACCGCATTGAGCTGCGAAGCCTGGGCGGTGATGTCTTGGCCGTGCTGGTTGATCGTCGCCGAGTTCTGCTGAACTTGCGTGACCAGCGCGTTCACCGTCTGCGTTACCGTGCCGATATCGACCCAGTAAGTGGCGTTCGGCGGCGAATTGCCAGCGGGCACCGCCCCAATTGCTTGATAGAGGTGCTGCCCTACTCGCACGATATCGTTCAGCGCGTACGCCTTGGCCGGGTCGTATTCAAGCGCGTCAACGATCTGGTCAATCAGCCCTTCCAACTCGTCCTTGGCAGCGTCGATGCGGCTATTCACCGAGCCAGGCCCATTACCGTCGATGAGGTTGATGCGATCCTTCAGCAGCTGGCCAAGGGACGACTCATCGATTTGCCCCTTGATCTGCTCAAGAATCGGCCCGGCATCCGAGCTGGCCTGGCCCATCACGCCGTTTACCACCGGGTAGAACGGCCCGATGTTGCCGGTACGGTCCACCAGGCGCGCCCAGAAGAACAGAGTTGCGCCCGCCAGCAGTTGCTGCATGCGGTAGTCGGCCTGCGGATAAGCCAGGTCGGCCAGTTTGGTCGCCGCCTGCAGGTTGTTTGCCGGGCCATACCACAGCTCGGTACGCTGGGTGTCTTCGGCGCCAGCAGGGAATCCCCACTTGATGCCGATGCCGAAAAGCTCGCTGGTGGTTGTGAGGAACGACACCGCCGGCGGCAGGCCGACCTTCCCTTCCAGGTTGGTCAGGTTTGAGCTTTTCCAAATCGACGAGATCTCGAAGGCGCTCACAGCACGCACTCGGGCCAGGTAAGCGCCTGAGTAGATGCCGGTGACGTCCACGCTGGTCGAGCCGGTGCGCTGCACCTTGATCCAGTTGCCGTTGTCCTTGCGCCACTCCACGTCATAGGCGACTGCGCCGGTCACGGCAGGCCACGAGATATTCATGGTGCTGATCGCTATGCCCTGGTTCACGGCGTAGCTGGATGTCAGTGTGACGGTGGCCGGTGGCGGAACCACAGTGATCGGGATGACGCTGATCGGGCGCTCTTCCAACCGCGCGCCAGTGTCGATGTGAGCAAACTTGCTCGGGTCGTACTGAATCGCCGAGATCTCGAACACGCCAGGCTCTGGCCTGGCCACGCTGACCACGCGGTACAACGGGATGGCCAGGTCGTCAGCGTCGAGCGCCCAGACCAACTCAGGCTCGGGTGCGACCGAATAAGCAACGGTGACGGTCACCTGCCGACCACTGACGAGTTGCACGGTGCGGCCTTCGCACTTACCGTCGGGCAAGTTGAGGATCAGCCTATCGCCAGGCTTGGCTTGGGTGTCGCGGTCCAGGGTGATGACCTTGCCGTTCACCGACGAGATACGCCCGCCCACGGGCCGACCGGCCAGCAGTTCGTCGGCGATCGGGATTACGTAGCCAGGCAACGGAATACGCCCGTCCAAGCCAACTTTGAAGGTAACGGCCCGGTCCTTGGAGTTGGTCAGCAGCGCCCACTTCCCGCGGCGCTGGGCCTCAGATTCACGCGTGCAGCCGATAGCACTGATCTCCAGCGGATTGTCGCCGTAGCGCCGCTGTAGCTTTTGGTCAGTCACGGCCGTGACGTCAGTGTCGTAGTTGTTCAGCGGGTTGTCGTAGCTGATCAGCGCACGCGTGTACCGGGTTCGCTCCGACGCACTGGAGTACGTGAACTTACCATCGAGGACGTTGGCCCGTGTGTAGGCAAAATCGAAGTCAGTGGCCCGCGGCATATCCGACAGGGTGAACACTTGACCCTGGGCCCAATAGGTCATCCCCCGGTAGATCGCCGAGATATCGCGCAGCAGCGACCAAGCATCAGCCTTACTCTGCAGATTCATGTTGCAGATGAAGCGCGGCTCCTGCCCGCCCTTCCCGTCCGGCACCAACTGGTCGCAGTACTGCGAGATGCGGTACAGCTCCCACTTGTCCACCATCCAAGGCTTGATGCGGCGGCCCAGGCCGAAGCGGTCCGCAGTGGTGATGTCGTAAGTCATCCAGACCGCGTTATCGGTCCACGCCTGCTTGAAGGTCCCATCCCAGACGCCACTGTATGAGCGCGAAACTGGGTCATAGTTGCTCGGCACCTGCATCTTCTTCAGCTTAGTCTCGACGGTTACTGCCGGGATGCTGCGGAACTGTTCGGCTGAAAACTCGATGTATAGCAGCGCAGTATTTGGGTAGCGGATCTTCGCGTCGATCACCTCGGTGAAGCCGGCAATCTGCATCGTGTCGGAGATTTTGTTGTTGTTCTGGTTGGGCGTCAGACGAGTGATGCGCATCAGCCAGCCGGTGGTTGCCTTAGGCAAATCGATTCGGCGGGTGCGCTCGTAAAGACTGGTGGTCTTTCCAGACACGGCCTCATTCAGAACCTCCTGATAAGCGCCGCCATCAGTAGCCAGCTCGACCTTGTAGCCGATCGCGTAACCGTTAATGTTGCCACCGGCATCTACCGACTGGAGCGCCGGCCAGGCGAAACGCACGCGCACAGCCGAAAGCTGGGTATTGGTGATGGCCCGAACCCATGGTGTGCCGCTACGCAGCTCGGTACTGATGGTGGTTTCGTTCTCGATTGAGGGAATGCCCTGGATATACGACTGATCTACCGCCCCGGTGCGCCACTCCCACTTCACGTTCGGGAAGTTCATGTTGCCCTGAGGGTCTTGCAGCGGGGTGTTGTCGAGGTAGATGTCCTTAGCCGTGGGCGTGCCTTCAAACTCGCCCTCCCCGACCGCAATCAGCATCTTGGCTATAGCGACAGAACGCAGACTATCCGGCGCCTCGGTTGGCGTTTTTGGCTTATCGGAGCCGCCCTTGGCGCCGTAGATTTCGAGCTTCTGTGCTGCGCCCATGCTTTTCTCCAGGCAAAAAAAACCGCCTCGTGGGCGGCTTGGTGGCGTTTCGTATGACGGTATCGATATTGGACTTTGCAAGAGAAGCCCTTACCATGGGGCGCTCCTCTCAGCCTTCAAGGAAGTACCTGCTGATGAATAAAGCCCCTACCTGGCTACGCACAACCCTGTCGATACCGCTTTACGCAGTGTCAGTCGGGTTTTGGATTTCCTCCGTGTATCTGTTCGTTACCACAGTGAAAATGCTTTTCGCATTTATGACGCCAGAACTCATCGGAGCACGACTTTTCGACTTCTTAATGGTTGCCATATCAGCGGCTATCGGTGCCGGACTATGGAAGCTCGCTAGATACATTCGAACATCTAACTTTAGAAAACAGGCGAGGCCCACCACAGCCGGTCTTCCGTAACCTTCCTACATCTGGTCTTCGGCATAAATGGCGGCACTGATGATCGCACCGCCCACGCGCCGCTTGCCGTAGCAGAGCGGTACCGGGTTACCGGATGCAGTGGTGTTCTTGGCGCTGCCAAAGGCGTATCCAGGGGTGTTCTCTGGCGCAGCGCTGGTTTTCAGGCCGCCGGCCTGTGGGCTGAGCATTTGGATCACGCCGCCGGCGACAAGGCCGATGCCTGCCCCAATTAACGGGGTACCGAACGGAGTCGCCGAGAAAATAACCCCCACGACAATCAAGATCGCGCCGACGATTGTCTGAAGAATACCGCCGCGCTTGCTGCCTACGACCACGGGCGCAATGCGGATGTCTCCGGCACCGTTGTAGCTCAGCTCCCTCTCCCCGATATTGCGCTTATCGCGAAACACCGCGAACTCAAGGCCGCGCGACTTGGCGTTAGACAGGAACCGCTCGAACCCAGGGATCTGCACGCATAGTGCCTTGATCGCCTCGGCCGGCGAGTTTACCGCGAGCCTGAAGGACTTCCCGAACTGCCGGAGTTGCCCATGCAGACGAATGGTGGTCATGGGTTGATAGTTGATCGCTGATGCCTGCATCACTTTCTCCGGACAATAAAAAACCGCCCGTAGGCGGTTTCATGGCTTTCTTGGTTCAGTTGTAGTCGACATAGGGGCCAATGTAGAACCCGGCCATATCGCCGCTAATGCGGTATAGGCTTTCTTTACCGGACTGCACCGTCGCTGCGATGGTGCGGATTGCAGCCCCGGCACACAGGCCTGAACCGGCGAGACCGGCGCCGATATTCGGGGAGCCTGGTGGCAGGTAGAAGGTAGCTCGCTGGCCTGTACCTATTTTCGCGGCCTTGCGTCCATCCACGTAGACGACGATATCGCAGCCTGAACCGACCGCGCCGGAGTCACGGACAACCGTGATCTTCCCGCTTTCGCCGGACGGCTTGGACTGGAAGGCGTACAGCTCATCTGACGGCACCGGTTTCGCATCCCTTACCGAAATCGCCGATGAGGCACACCCCGCCAGCATTGCTACCACCGCCGCAGCTATCAAAATCCGCATGATCGATCCTCGTCCTGAAAGTGGCGACTGTATCACCGAGCGTCACGATGACGAAGAATCAGGCGCGTCCGGTCATGCCAGGGGCCGCCAAAGATGATGATTTCCGATGGCCTGCCGTACAGGTGGTGCAGCAGGAAGGGGCCCGGACCGAACACACCTGAATCCTCACCAGGCAGCGACGGATCAGTGCCGAGGTATATGCCAGCGTGGTTCGGGTGAGCCGTCCGGCCAACCTGCATAACGATCATGTCACCGCGCTGCGGTTGGTCAACGCGAACGAAACCGGCCGCCTCGTAGTGTTGCTCGTACAGGCTCGCGTTCTCCGCACTCTCCCACCAACCATCGGCGCGCTGGAAGGTTTCGAATTCCAGGCCCCACTCGCGGGAATACCAGTCAGCGCAGACCTGCCAGCAGTCCCAAGCACCGTGCACGAACGGGCGCTTGAGAAGCGGCGTGCTGCCCGTCGGCGTGATCGTGCGCAGGTCGCCCTCGGGCCAGCTCAAAATATGCCAGGGCAAGGCCGTGGCCTCGCACATTGCCAGGTCGTGCGGTGACGGCCTGCTGGTGGCGTCCGGGTGCGAGTGAACGATGCCGATCACTTCGCCCAAGTCTTCCGCCGCAGCATAATCCTCGGGATCGAGTTGGAACTCTTCGTTCGGCTCCGTGGCGATATTCCGGCACGGGAAGTACTTCTGCTTGCGACCGATGGCGAGCAGCAGGCCGCACGACTCGGCGGGATAACACTCCTCTGCATGAATTTGAATGGCTTTTAACAAATGTTTGCGCATAAAAAAACCCACATTTCTGTGGGCTCCTTTTCATTCGGCGGTTCTGCTTCGCCTTGGCTCTGGCGGCGTATTTACCGCGGCAGTGTGAGTCCAACCCTTCCGGACCCTGGCTCGTATAGTTACTTTTTTGATCCCGGTAAGCTCTGCCCACTCCGATATGCACCGAGTTTCCCCGTTAGCTGTCAGCATGTGATTGCTGCTTTTATTTCTTTGCTGTTGCTTGTCCGTGGCCCATCGACAGTTGCCGGGCTCATAGTTTCCACCCGAATCTTTCCTGTCGAGAGTGGTGCCCTCTGGCCTTAGCCCCATGTCTTCGAAAAAATTGGCAAAATCTCTCCACCGCTCATTAACCAAGATCCCAGAGCCGCCATAGTTGGCAAAGTTCGGTGCTTCGGGATTTGTACAGCGAGCGATCATGCTATTCCAAGAGCGATACGTTGGAGTGCCATACATACCGTGCTTTTTCTTTACTTCGGCATCGAGACATCCGCATGATTGTGTCACGCCTTTGCGGAGCGCCTGAGCCGCATATGCTTTCTCGTTGCCGCAATCGCACAGGCAATACCATCTTGCCGACGTACTCTTAAATTGAGATTTATCTGTAGATTTCGTGACCACGGTAAGTCGGCCAAACCGCTCGCCCGTCAAATCAATAAGCTTTGGCATTTCACACCCCTAAAGCGTGAGACCTAACTGGAAAGGAGTGGCAGGTCGGTTAGGTGCCGACTTTTCGGGTTGCATGCCCTAGCCACAAGGACATTCTACTACGATCTGGACACGAGGCTCACTGCAGGAAATCCCCCGAATCCCAATTCTTCGTTCTCACCGAACCGCAACTTGCAGGACGACAGACAGCCCTTGCACTGGTCAAGCGCCGGGTCATCCGTGGGGTTGTCCTCGTCGTCGAACATGGCCGGGCCGGTGTAGCCGCAGTCCGGCCCGCGGTACCCATTGGTCATGGCCCAGTGGCAAAACGTCGTCATTTGCCGGCCGGGCAGCCCGTGGTTATCGATCTCGCCAGGGGAGGACAGCTCCCAGACCACCGCTTCGCCGTCCTCGCTGGTTTTCTGGTCGATGTACCAGATCTCCAGAGCCTCCTGGGTCGGATCTGCACTCGGGTTACCCTCGGGGAAGTTCGCCGCGTCCAGGTACTGGGCCAACGTCTCGCGAACTGTGAGCTTGAACTTCAGAAGGTCCTCAAACGCCAGGCAGAGCGCGGTGACGCGGCCGTTGATGTTGCCGGCAGCGAACGTTGGCCGGGTGGCTGTACCGTCACTGCTGGAGCCGATTCCTTCGATCTGCACCGGCCAGGCCGCGTACTCCTCGCCCTGCCAGATGATGGACTTGGCGGGCAGTTCCTGTTCTGAGCCTTCATAGGCCAGCAATTCCTCGGGCGTGTGCGGGATGGCGTGACCGTGGAAGCGAAGGTAATCCGCGCCGTACTCAGTCCCGTCAATTTCAAACAGGCGAATTTCGCCGCCGGGCTCCAGTTTCTGGATGTCCGTGATCAGTGCCATGGGCGGTTATCTCAGGGGTGAAAGGTTTGTTGGAAGGTTGCGGTGATGGCGTAGACCTGCCCGCCACGGTGCACGGGCTTGTAGCCGTTGCACTTGTAGAGGCCAAGCACGCCTAAGGGTGGTGTCCAGAGAAAGGCTTTCGCCCCCTTGTGTCTGTCGAGGAACGCCCGGATCTCCATGATCTTTGACGCCAAGCCAGTGAAGGTCACCGGCCAGGATTCAGACTGATTGTTTATCCCGTCCTCGACCGACTGGGCGTATCCATCGCCAAACTGCTTTGTGCGGACGCGCTGGGTGATTTCGCCCTCCGCGCCCTTCTCTGTTGCCCAAGTGAATCGCTCAATCGCCATGAATCACCCCTTCACGTTGCGGCGGCTTACACCACCCTGACGCCAAGACTTGGCGATTTCTTCGACTGCAACCTGCCGTGTGCGCGCCTCCATATTGCGTTGGAAGGTCTCGGCGTCGAACTCAGCACCATCTGGCCGACCAGCTTCCTGATCGCTCAGGATGATCGGCATGCTGAGGCTGAGATTTACCCCGCCACCGCCGCCTCCGACCGCAGAAACACCCAACTTGCCGTTGGCTGTGCGAGTGAGCGGCATGATTGCCTCATCGCCCGCCTCCCCCATGACTCCTGTCTTGCCCCCGGCCATGCCGAACGCAGTTGGTTTGCTGACGATTGAGTTGGTGAAAGCGCCACCATCGGCGAACATCTGCACACCGCCCGACCAGGCGCCGCCCTTGGCCTGAATGCTGCCGGGGGTGAAGTTGGATAGGTCGGCTCCGGTGTAGCCGACCTGACTTGCCCCACCAGAACCACCGCCGCCGCCGAAGTAGCTCAGCCCCGCGCCAAACAAGCTGCTGAGTAGCTGCGAGCTCGCTTGTCGAGTGGCAATTCTCGCCATGTCGGCCAGAATCGACTTGGTGAAGTCAGCAAAAGACAGCTTCCCAGTGATCGCAAAATTGGCAACCGCATCCTCCATGGTGCTGAAGGCATTACCGAAAAGACTCTTTGTCTGGCCGGCGATGTTTTGTGCCGAATCCAGGTAGTTAGCCCAGGCCGCTGTTGCGCCCTTCGTCCAGTCGCCCTGGGCGGCCTCAACATCCGCGTAGTTCTGCCGGATCTGGTCCGTCGCGGCCTTGTTCGCGTCTGCGAGCGCCTGCGATTTACGCTTGAACTCCTCCTCCGACATATTGCGCGACGGATCCGACTTCTGGTTGGCCAACTCCAGCGACTGCTGAGCAAACCGGTCTTGCTGGCTGTTCAGTTCGCCGTTGAGTGCGTTCTGGCGGTCCCCCTGGCCCACGCCAATTACTGCGCGTTGGCCGGCAAGTTCCAGGGCTCGTTGCTGCTGAGCCAGGGCCTGCACATAGGTGATGATTGACCGCTCCTGCTTGACCAGGCGTCCGGTTTCGTTGGTGGCCAAAACCTCAAGCTGGCTGTCGGCCTCTTTCTGCGCCTTGACCATCCCTGCGCGTGCGTCAGCGATCTTCTGGTCCAGCTGGATGCTCTGGGCGGCAGTCGTGGACTTCTTGCCTTTGACGGCCTCCAGCGCGGCAATCTCGGCCTCATAGGCTGCGTTCACCTCGTCGCGCTGATTGCCGATCAGGGCTTCACGCTTCAGCGCGTATTCGGCCTGAGAAATCAGCCCGGCCTTCTCCGCGGCGTCCAGTCGCTTCTGGGTGTTTTTGTACTCATCAACGATCGCTGCAAGGTTGTTCTTGGCATCATTGAAGCCCGTCATGTCAACCTGAGTGCCGGCTGTTTTCGGGTCCTTGAACTTGTCGTTGATATTGGAAATATTCTTGTCGATCGCCGACGGATCGAGCCGCGAATCCTTCGGGTCAACCTTGCGGATATCGTCGAGCTGCCGCCTGTACTCCTTGATCGCCTCGGTGCGCTTCTGCTCGTTCGTCCACGACGATTTAGTTAGAGCATCGATCTTGGCCATCGACGAAACAGCATCGCCCTGCGCCTTGGCCTGCTCGCCCTCCCACTTGGCGATGTCAGCCTGGGCCGCCTTTTCGTCCTCAAGCATGTTTAGGCGATTCTGCCGGAACTCAATCAGGGCATCCTTTGATTTTTGGTTTTGAAACAACCCATCCATATTCTGGGCTTCGAGCAATCCGGCCTTCGCGTCCTCAATGTCCGAATTAATGTCACGACGTCCGGCGTTTTTCAGTCCATCTGCCGCTTTGGCAACTGCGTTATACGCCCGCTCCCAGAAGCTCAGGTTTTCCAGAATCTTTGGCGTGCGCTCGTTGATTGCATCGGCATACGACTCGGTCGCCAGCTTCACGGCGCCGGCGTGATCGCCCTGCTGCTCCAGTGCCGCAATTTGCGAATAAACCGAGGCCGTCAGGTAGTGGTACTGTTCGTTCAGCGCAGCAGAGGTCTTTACCGGATCGTCTGCCAGCTTGGAGAACTCTGCGACCGTCTCGCTAACCGCCTTGCCGGTGGCTTCCTGCATCGACACGGCAGCCTGGGTGATGCCGGTGAAGCTGTCCCCGGCGATCTTGCCGTTGTCAGCCAGCAGCGCCAGCACAGCGGTGGCCTGACCGGTGGTGCCGACTGTTGCGCTCACCTGACGCGCCATATCGCCCAGTTGCCCGGCACTCACCCCCGCGTAGTTGCCGGTGAGGACCAGCGATTTGTTGTAACTGTCCTGCTCCTCGCTGCCCTTGTAGTAGGCGTATGCGAGGCCGCCAACAGCAGCCGTTGCAAGCGCCAGCGGGCCCAGGATGGCGAGCAACCCGGCAGCACCTGCGCCAGCCCCGGCGCCCAACTGAGCAACAGCACGCACGCCGCTGCCCCAGTCACCCGAGGAAAGAGCATTACCCAGCTGCACGACGTTTTCCTGCGCCTGGCGGGTACCGAGGCGCAGCTTGTCGAAACCGGTATTGGTTTTTTCGAGCTTTGCGTAATCCTTATCGATATTGCTCAGGGCTTTGTTGTAATCCTCCTGGCTCAAGCGCCCAGCATCCAGATGTTTGCCCAGCTGCTCTACCTGGGTATCCAGCTTGGCCATGGCGGCGCGAGCCGGGTCGATGGCACCCAACAGGCTATTCAGAGCCTTTTGCTCGTCCATAGCAGACTTGGCCAGGGCCACCTGCTGTTTGTCGAGCTGCGCGGAGATCTTCGCCGCCTCGGCTTCACCGTAGGCGCCGGTCTTCGTCAGCTTGGCAAGTGCGTCACGCTGCTTCGCCAGGTCCTGGGTAGATTTAGCGCTGGTGGACAGCGACTTTTCCAGGGCCTGCATTTCGTTCATCAGCGAGACGGCGGACTGCTCGGCCCGGCCGCCAGCCTTCGCCATTTCATCCAGGCTCGTTTTCGCCTGGATTGCATCGGCCGAGTCGATCTTGACGCCGAGTTCTGCAATGTTCATCGACTCACCTTGAATAAGTGCCCGTGGTTACGGGCTGTTTTCCCTTTCCTCCGCCATAACGCGCAGGGCTTCGCCTTCCAGCACTTGGAGGTCCGGGAAGATTTCAGCGAGTTTCTTTTTCTTGATGCCGAGGAAGCTGGCCACGTCGCGAATGCTGCTGTAATCGAGACCGACTGCACCGCCAGTGCCAACTCGCCATTGGGTGGACATGCGGTTGAACAAGAGAAAGGCCGGCCAGTTACAGGGCCAAACTTCCACATCTTCCTCATCGAGGTCGGCAGCCGTAAGCCCGAGAGCAGCCAACTGCTCAGCAGATTGACCGCTTGCATACATCGCGCTGGCTGCCGCCCTCAGTTTCCCAAGCGAGCCTGGCTGAACGCGCTCTGATAAGCGTTAACAACCGCTTCGGCGGTTCCATGACAGGACTTAACAAGGGCCTGGATGCCCTTATCGTCGAACTTGTCATCGAAGCCCCAGCCAACGACCAGATCCTTGATCTGCTGCACTTGAAGCTCGGTCTCGGCCGCGACGACATCGGACAATGTGGTGTCGACTCCAAAACTGGCGCGCATCTCCTTTCCCTTTGCGCTCCAATCATCGAACAGCGCGGCGAGCCCTGGGCGATCCCGGTACTTGAAGGTGAACTCGATTTTCTCGGGCTCCTCCCCAACAATCGGGATCAATACAAATGCCTTGAATGTTGGGTTCTGGGCAATCCTGATCTTTGCCATGGGAGCTCCTTATGCGCCAGCCAAGTAGCGGAGCGAGCGAGCCGAAAGCCCAATGCTGATGGTGCGCGTCATCACGTTGTTTCGCTCCATGGTCGGATCCGGAGTGATACTCACGTAACCCGGGTAGAGGATCTGATCGCCGTTACGCAGCTTCATGCGGACCACAGCCAGTTCCTTGGTATCGTCATAGCCTTCGACGGTTTCGACGTACTGCGCCGCTGGCTGATCCTCTACCACGATGGTGATCGTGGTCGGGTTGCGGTTGGTTGGAAACTGCTTGTCGTCGTCATCCTCCAGGTAGCCGACAGTTTGATACTGCTGCTCGCCGCCGGAGGATGTGAAAGATGTGACCTTCGAGATTTGCGTCCAGCCGGAAACAGGGATCACCGAGCCAGCCCCAGCACCGACTGTGTACTTGTCGGTGTTCGTGGTATTTAGGCCGGCCAGAGAAAAAGCGTCAGCGGTGATGCTAGATGCCTTTACTGCGCGATCATTGATCAAAGCCCAGCCGGAATTGATCAGCAGGACATCACCGTTTTCGATGCTATGGCCGACAGATGCGGCGACTGGCGGCTTGGCATTTGTCAGGGCAGTGAACGGTACGGCAGATCCCAAAACGCTGGCGATCTCCAGCACAGCGCCGTTCGGCAGCGGGAAGCGTGCGGCCATGATGTATTTCCTCTTGAGTGCCCGCCTGACGGCGGTAGGTTATGCCCCAGCGGGCAGTTGGTCTGCGACACCCAGATAGGTGAAGCTGGCCGGGACCGTGTAGGTCGCCGACTCTGTGATAGTTGGTCCCTGGTCTACTGGTTCGGTGATCAAGCCTTCGAACCCGTTGCGTGCTAGTGGCGTATCGACGCGAAACAGCCAGGTCAGTTCGTCTATAAGTGACTCGGCTATGGCCATGGCTTGGGCAGAGGGGCACACGATGCTGATCTGGTACACACCTGAGTACTCGTAGGCATCCCCGCCGAGATAGCGGCAGGTGGTGCTGGCCGGCAACTGGAAAGCCCGTAGATAGGTTTCAGACGAATTCGGTGTGAACGGCTGATTTGGATAGGCCACTCGTATTGGGCGCGCAGCCGCCCATGCGGCCAGCTTCGTTTCTATGGCCTGACGAGCGCGTGCGTGACTCATACCTGGTTGTTCCTAATGGCCTCCAGCACTATTTGCTGAAAGCGAGCCACGGTTACCCGAACCATACCGCCGGGCGCTTGGGTGGAATGGCCGAACTCCAGCGGGATGGAATAGGGCAAATTGTTGATGATGTAGGCCATCTGGCCGGCGGTGAAGTCGCTCATAGCTGCGACCAGCGCCGCAGTGGTTTCGGCGCCGCTGGGGTCTACTTCGTCAAACGTGACGTTCTCGACCACGCCGAGCGATATGTGCCAGTTCGCGCGGAACCGGCCGCCGACGTAGCCTTCAGGCGCCTTGATGTCCATGCCATCGTTGAGCTTGCGGCCTTTCTTGAGCCTGCCGCCCTTGGTGAGGTTGGCCGGGTCGCTGCGCAGCGCGCTGTTGTGGTCGTCGACGGCCTTGTTGTACTGGGTTGCCACTGCGTTCTGCGCCCAGATCTCTGGGTTACCCACGGGAGACATGCGAATCAGGCTGCTGCCGACCTCGATGATAATTTCACGCACGCTGGCATCGATGGCTTCACCCGTCTGAGCGGCGAACTCGGCCAGGCTCAGGGCGAAGCTACCGGACTGGCCGGCACCTGCCCGGCTCAAGACCGCACCTGCAGTTCATACAGGACCGGCGTGCCGGCCGGATTGATCTCTTTCAGCGGCGGTACGATTGACCAGGTGCGCCCCTGGGCGACCACTTTGTCGAGCAGACCAGGCACCCAGGCCAAGCCTTGCGCGGCAATCTTGAGCTTCTTGTCGCCCTGCCGGATGAGACTGTTGGTTTGAAATTCTTGGCCGGTGAAGTCGAGCAGGATGCCTTGGGCGATTTGCTCGACAATTGTGCCTGGCGCTTCGCCGCCGATATCCGGGTCGTACTCGCCCGGCTCCGTCTTGCTGATGGTCACAGGCTGGCCGAACTCTGTGATCATATCCAGAGCCATCACGGCCATTTCGTCGTAGAAGGTGGCCATGGTGGTCTCCGTTTCTGCTATGCGCGTATTGCGAACAGCCCGCGCTTTTGTAGGTAGTCGGCGAACTGCGTAGCGCTCGGCCGGTCCGGTGCCGCCGGCAACAGCCTGTTGCTGGTGGTGGGGATCGCTGCGTACTGCCGCGTCACAGCCCCCTCAACGCGATCCAGCAACACAGCGCCTTTGCGCTTTTCCACTGGATCGATGTCGTCCTGATGAATCTCACCAGCCAGCGCCATTTGACCGTACTGGATTCGCGCCGGCAGGTAGTTGTTCGGCTTGACCTCGTGATCCAGCAGCACTTCCCGGCGCGGCCAGGACAGTGCCTGCTCGCTGTTCGTCTTTCGCCCCCTCCAGGTCATGCCATCCATTGCCAAGGCGGCCCGGCGCAGCAGCGCTTCCTGCTCGGGAACGCCTGCGGGGATGACCGTGCCGAACTTCACGGCATACATGGCCAGCTCCTCGGCGCTCGCGTAGCTTTCGGCGTCAGGCTTGCCGGTACCGTCCTCGATGATGAGTGTCATGCGTCAACTCGCTGGAATGGTTTGTAGATTGGTCGCCGGATCACCGACAGCCAGCAGTATTACCCCTTGGGCAACTCAGCGACGAGTTTGTCCAGGGAGTCTTTGGAGGCGTTGGCCCGATACTGGACCTTGGCTTCGTCAAGCGTTGCTTTCAGCGCCGCGATTTCACCGGCCTCATCAGCCGGTGGCATGAGGGCAGACTTCTTCAGCGCCTCAACCTCGGCGCGCAGCGCGTCGACAGTCAAGGCCAGACCGTCACGTTCAGTGGTCAACTCACCAACCGAAGCATGGGTGGCTCCCAACACTTCAAACAAGCGCAACGCCAGCTCGCCGGACTCTGGACGATGGATTTTGCCAGCCTCCAAACCTTCGATCAGCAGAACCATTGCGCTGCTCTCGGACTGCAGATCGGCAAGCAGCCTGGACAGCTCGTCAGATGCGACCGCCAGAGTGCCGACAACAACAGCCTCTGGCAACTCAACCACTTCAACATCAACTCCAGCATCTTCGTATGCCGTGACGATTTCGGGATAGTCGCCCACCACTGTTACCACAGTTGCTTCACGCTCAACGTTACGGAACAGGCCGGGCACGCGGTAACGCTTGCCAGGCTCAAAGCCGTCAAGCTGGTTTGTATAAACGAGTTCCATCGGAATCTCCGTGGCGGCCATCGCTGGCCGCTTCCTGGGGTGGTTATCAGCCGCCGACTGGTGGCGTGGTGGTGAGGTTGATCATCACGCCGGCGGTGACCTTGTTGCTGTCCGAGTGCTTGACCCAGTTCGCCGCGGAGCCGACGGCCGCCAGGGTTGGGTTGGTGCCGCCGGTGGTTTCCTTCCAGCTGTAACCCAACACATCGATGTTGACGGTACCCTCGGCGCGGTAACCGATAGCCAGGTTTTCCTCGTCGTTCACGTCGTACGAACGAAAACCCGGGGCCTGGGATTCGGTGATCACCACGGCATTCGGCAGCAGGCCGAAGATCGCATCCACTGGCGCCTTGTCGGTCACCAGCACCGGTTTGCCCAGAGTGCCAGGCAGACCGCCGTAGATCACGACGCCCGCTTCTTCGTAGACCTTGTTCGCGATCGCTTCATCAACGATGTCGAAGTAGGCCGACGAGTGCATGACCCACAGCGCGATACGACCGAACTTGTCGCCAAATTTGCGCATGCCACGGGTCAGGGTCTTCTTGCCGTCGGTTTCGATGTTGGCGGACACCACCATTGCGGCGTTCGAACCGATAGCAGCCTTCAGAGCGCCGGTGGCGTACTCGATGAAGCCTTCGATTGTGGCATCAGCCACGTCGGCGCCGATGATTTGGGAGAACTCTTCTACGGCACGACCACGACGCTTGAACGCCTCTTCGGTCGTCTGGTACGGCCCATATTTCCAAGGGGCCTTGACGCCTACAGCTTCGCCAGCGCCGATTTTCTTGGCGGTGACCTTGCCGTCGGAGTTGACATCGCGATGCTCCAGGCCGCCGCCGAGCTTGTAGAAAGCACGCTTGCGGAAGTCGCCCTGAATCAGTTCGTTGTCCAGAACGATTGCGCCGTTGGACGATGCGTTAAACACGTCCAGGTTGTCCTGGATGCGTTCCAGGTATGCAGTTTGCGCCTCATCGTTATAGATGATCAGGTCGCTGTTTACGGTTGTAGCCATGGGTTTGTCCCCTTACTTGGGCAATGCGAGGAATGCGGTTTGGCCGTGCTTGCGCTGGTAGTCGCGCTTTTGCTCGGAGGTCATTTCGGAGCGCTTGAATGCAGCCTGGCCGCCACCCCCGCCCGGGGCTTGTGTCCCTGAAGCCCTTGGCCACAGGTGGGGTGCGCTTTCGCGCAGAGACTCGGCCCATTCGAGCGGAGTCAGAGGGGTCTTGCCGTCTTTGCCGAGGATGGTCTGGCCATTCTCGTCAACAGCGACGGCTTCTCCCTCCTCGTTCAGTGAGAACACGCCTTTGGCGCGCAAGATGATGTCGTCGGTTGCTTCCGGCAATGCACCAGCTTTCAGTGCTGCACCGCGTACCGAGTCGCCCAGGACTTTGCCCTGGAACTTCGCGGCGAAGGCTTCAGCCTTCTCAGCGCGACCGGCGAGCGTCTTCAGTTGCTTGTCGTGCTCGCCACGCAGGCGCTCGGTGCGCTTATTGAACACCTCGTCCACCTTGCCCTCGGTCAGCAGTTTGGTTTCTTCATCCTGCCCGGCGCGGCTGAGCAGGCCTTTGACTGCGTCGATGTCGATGCCTTCAAACTGTGTTTCAAACTGGGTCAGCTTGCCGGAGGTTTCCTTCAGCTTGCCCAGCAGTTCCGAGTTCTTGGTTTTCAAGCCGGAAACAGATGCTTCAACGGCAGTCGCGATAGCGGCCTTGATTGCCGGGTTTTCCAGGTCGATTACGTTTTCTTCTGCCACGTTGATGCACCCCTTGGGTATGTTTCGCCCGCTTTGCAGGCAATAAAAAACCGCCCGGAGGCGGCTGATTGAATGTGTTCGGTTAGATCCCGGCCCGCTCAAATGCCAGCGGCTCTAATCCTTTCATCTGCGCCAGAGTGAGCGGCGCGAAATTGCGATCAAGCTGCAGCTCGGTGAAGCGCTCAACGGTCAAGCCACCCTCACGGAACAGCTTTGCCCGGACTGGGCCGATGGCGACGTCCTGGAACGACGCCGGCTGCTGCTGAAGCCAGTGGTAGTAATCGAGGTCAGCACTCACCTGCTGCCCCCCATTAGCACCCACCGAGGCACGCGTTGCGCCCTTGGCGAACATCGCGCTGAGCTTGGTCAACAGAATGAAGGTGGTGCGGCAGTTAGGGTGGAAAGGCGGCCTTGGGCCGGAATCCACCGGAAACTTGCGCTTATCCATCGAGCGGCACAACTGGCTGGTCTTGCTGTCCAGCGTGGCCACCATCTGGATCTCTTCCACGATATCCGTGTTCGCCTTGGCCACCTCCATGCGCGCCTGGGACGACACATGCTGAATCGCGGTGTGCACGACCGTGCTGGCATTGCGGTTGGTAGTGGCCAGGATGCCGTCTTTGTACCCTGCCGCCTTGGTGCCGCGAATGTTCCGAATGATCTGGAAGTTCGTCTGCCCTTCGAAGAAGCCCTGCCGGATAGTGCCGGTAACGCGTTCACGCTCTGCACTGGTCCAACCCTTGATAAAGGCCTTCAGCAACTTGCCGCCGCCGGTACCGCGCACGCTGAGTGGGTTGGTCAGTACTGCGGTACGGATTGCAGCTGCGCTCGTCGCGACCACATCCAGCGAAACGCCAACCGGCGCCGACCTGGCAAGGCTGGTCGCCTCAAACTCTGCCTCGTAATTGGCGATGTCCACCAGGTCAAGGTTCAGTTGTGCGCTGTAGCGGTCGAAGATGTCCAGCAGCAGGCTATCTACTTCCTTCAGCAGCGCTTCAAGACGTTTGACGTTGTACTCGGTCAGGTCCGACCGTGTGAGACGGTCCCGGATAGAACGGTCAATCTCCTTGAGGAAGGGGGCGAACTTGCCCGCCTCCCCAGCCTTGAGCTTTTCGAGAAAGACAGCGTGCCGGATGGTTGCGTCAAGGATTGCTTGGTTCGCCGCCATCTACTTTGTCCTCGTCGTCCAGGCCCAGGCCATCGCCCTGCTCTTCTAGCTCACCGTCGATCTGCTCGTCAGTTCGCTCTGGCGCGATCAGCCCCAACTTGCGCAAATACGCTCGAAGATCCGCCTTCGCGAACCCGCCGTTCTGCCACAAGCCAACCAAGGCCGTGATCATCTGCGGATCGGCCGTCAGCTCGACGAACTCCTGATTCACCTGGTAGGCGACCTTCTTGTCAGCGATGCCCATGTAGGCGCAGCACCACATGATTGCCCGGGTGTAGGCCTCGCTGACGTTGGCTACGCATCCAGCAAGAACCGATGTAGATGCTGATTGATCGCCACGAGACTCGGTTGCGGTCTTGGTGGCAAGTGACGCCACCACCATCCGCGCACCCAGTTCGATCATCATCTGGTTCTTGTCAGCCATGGCCTCCTTGACCAGCGTATTCGGTGCAGGCTGGGCGTAGCCGAAAGCGCCTCCGACCGGCAACATCATCGGGGCTCTGGAACCGACATAGATGCCGTTCTTCTCCATCCAGTCGCGCCAGGACTCGTCGAGCCCACTGATCCACGGCTGAGCCTGCCCGCACCAGAACACACTGTCTTCATAGTCGGCGCTGTTCCGGAAGTGGCCCAGGTTGATCATGGCGATGTCGTACAGCGGCGACTCGTCGATGCTTGGGTCGTTGTTCTGCGCGCCGACGAAAGTGAACGGGATCTCCTTGAGACGCCCGGTGACGCCTTTCGGCTTGAACTCTCCGATGACCGCCAGCGGCCCACCACCTTTCGGACCGGACCGGCGCCAAACACGACAAACGAAACCGTCATCCTCAAGCGCCAGCTCCCGGTACTGCTCAGCCGTCTTGTAGCCGAAGCCGTCAGGAATCTCCGGAGACTCGCGCAGCACCACCAGCGTCAGCACGCTGTGACCGTTCACCATGCCCGTGCGCCAGTTGATGATGTCTTCAGCGCAATAAGACAGGATCACCGAGTGACCACCGATGCCGTCGTCCTGGTGATAGTCGACGTACAGGCCGTGGCGGCCAGCTTCGAGCACCTTCTCCAACGTTCCTTGGGAGTGCTGGTAAATGCTCACCCCGGAGCCGTTGGCGTTGTCCTGCAGGTACTCCAGCTTCTTGGGCACCGTGAGTGTCGGGTCTTTATGGAAGGCCAAGCCCAGCAGCCCGTTACGGGTGTGCCCGGTGGCATTCTTGAACACCGCCCGCTCGCGGTAAGCCCGGTTCCGATCTTCGTTCTCCGGCGACTTGTCGTGCGCGTTGATGTACGGCAGCCGATCGACTACCCGGTGCTGGCCCGCGCAGACGTCGCGAACAGTTGCCCAGCGATCCAGCACTGCCGTGTATTCCGCCCGCTTGAAGGAGACGTCGTTGCTCATCGGGCGTATCCCATTTTGATAGAAGTGACGATCGCTTTGATCGGATAGCGCTTGGCGATGAAGTAGCCGGCGGCGTCGTTCATATGGTCATGACCCTTTTTGGGATCTTTGTCCGGCTCGCCCTTGTCGGTGTAGGTCTGTCGCTCCAGGCACAAGGTGAGCTGAGGGCACTGGTCGATGTTGACCTTCAGTCGTCGCTCGCCGTAGGCATTCAGGAACATGGCGTTCACCGAGTTCACGCGGTCTTTCACGCCTGGGTTTGTGGAGTCGACGATCACCGTGAATTTTGCTTTCTTCAACAGCGACAAGTCGGACTCGCTCGCGTTTTTGCTGCTGGTGTTCTGCCCGCTGGCGTCGGGGTATACCGCCACCGAGTGACCAGGGAACCGTGTCTGGATCTTCTCGATCATCTCCGGCGTGTCACGCACACCGTGAAACTCATCCAGTGCCATCGGCAGGTCGTCGCGAACGACATAGACCACAGCAGCCATCTTCATGACGTTGAAGTCCATACCGATGTGCAACGCCTCGCCCGGCTTGATTCGCTCGCTGGTTCGGCACTCTTCACGGCTGAACGTGTAGTAAACAACGCCCGAATAATTCTCAAACCCCGCCTCGTACTCTTGGCGGAAAGTACGCGGATCCATCTTGCGCTTTGCCGCATCAAGCTCTTCTGGTGGGACATTTCCACCTTGAAGCGACGTGTACTGCCAACTCTTGTGATCCGGCTCGCCGCCTGGCTTGCCGTCCAGATAAGTGTCGTAGCAGTGGTTGAAGCCCTTCGGAGTGCCAATGCGCAGCGCGTGGCCGCCCTTGCGGACTCCCACGCCGGGAATCGTGTACTGGCAGGTCGAAAGCATCGGGCGCAGCACTTCTTCCCAGGCTGCGTATTTGCAGTCTGCCCATTCATCCACCAGGACAAAGAACAGGCCCGACCCGCGCAGGTCGTCGTAGTTCTCAAGACCCACGCACCGGATCAAGTGACCGCTCTTAAGCGTTATCAGCATGTCGGTTTCGTTTGGCTTGCTCTCGCGCCACTTTGGCGGGATGGCCTGCTTCAGCCTGCGCCAGAAGACGCGTCGGGCCTGTTTCTGTGTAGGAGCCGCGTACCAAATCTCATCCTCGACGCTCACGCCCCACTCAGCAGCCAGTCGCGCAGCTCGGCGCATCTCAGCCTTGCCGAGGAAAGTCTTACCAAACCGGCGCCCACACACAGCATCGCGAAAGCGCGCATCGGGCTGGAATCCCCAGACGTAAATATTGGCCTGCTTCTTCGTCAGGTGAACCGGGGCATCATAGGTACGGGGTAGTCGGGACATTCTCGTCTGGCTCCAGCGTGTATTCAGCAACGGCGTGCTGCTGGTCCGCGTGGGAGCCAAGTGGTTTTTCAGGTTCGAGGCGGCGATTCACGTACACGTCGCCCACCTCTTTGGCGGCCTGCTCGTAAAGCTGTGCAGTCAGCGCCAGGTTGCGCATGTTCTCGGCCTTCTCTGCCATCCGCCCCAGGCCGCGAAGCCTGAATGCACGATTGGCTATTGGGATCTCGGCCGTGTCCTCGCGAAAACGCTTACGGGTATCTTCAAACACGGTTCTCCACTTCACACCGAGATCGCGTCCGGCGTACTTCGTGGGGTCATACAGCTCGCACTGCTGACGCGTCACTTCGAGGCCGTACGTTTCCTTGACGGCCAGTACAACTTGGGAGGGCGTATCGAAACAGGCAAGGGCCTGCACAATGAAGCGCTTAACCTCATCTTTCAGGGCTGCCATATGGGTTTATTCCGTCAAGGTCCTGTCAAGGATCAGGCCAACTTGAGCAGACAGGTTCCGCAGGCCCTCGATATGTTCAATTTCCCCACCTCAGCAGGACTGTTTGCAGCATCCACCAACGCTTGAACGTCGGGGCTCGCACCGTAGCGGCGAACGACACCGACGAACTCTTCGACGTCGTGGCCCTGCAGCTTGATCTTTGGTGCACCGTCTTGGGTGAATGCTGGTTGACCGTACTTGTCGGTCGCGTGAGCCAGGTGATACAGCTCGTGTTCCAGTAGCGCGCAGAACTCAAGGTCGCTGCACTGGGCGCAGTAGTCGGCAGCCAGCGTGATGATGAAGGCCGGCACGTCGCCGAACCAATCACGCATCTGTTGTTCCATCCGGGCTTTCTGCCAACCGCCGGCGCGGAACGCTACCTGTTCGGCTTGGCCCAGGACTGTGCGGCCCTGCTTCTCGAAACAAGACGAAGCCCACATGACACGGATGTCTGCATCCAGAAGATGGGCATGGTCTTCGTTGTGAATACTGCCGGTGTCGGCAAGGATCTCGGCCTGAAGCCACTCCCACACCTCTGGCGCTGAAGTCAGGCGCATACCGAAGTCGGAAAGCTCAGACAGCTCAAGCAGTGATGCCGGCGGCACAGGTCTGTTCATAGGCCCTCCTTGGAGATTCTCAAAACGAGCACACCGGGCTATTGAGGCACCCTCTAGCGTCGTGCACACTTCCGTGGACTCATCGCCAAAAAAAGGAATTTACGATGCCGTTTTCATCAGATGAAAGAACCGCTTTGCTCGCGCTCAAAGGCGTAGGGCCAACCGTCATTACTCGGCTTGAGCAAATGGGTATCGAATCGCTCGCAGAACTCCGAAAATCAGATGTTGGCGACATCCTGACTCAAGCATCCGCGGCATTAGGCTCGACTTGCTGGAAGAACAGCCCTCAGGCCAGAGCGGCCATCACCGCTGCAGTGGAGCTTGCGAAGAGCTCTGCAGAGCAAATCCCGGCCCGGTAGGCGCGTTCGATTGCCTCCCAATCGGGTTGCTTGGTTGTCATAGGATTTCTCTAAGACTTGAAATGGTGATTTGTTAACGGTATCAACGATAGCTTTTCCCAATACCAAGGAATCAGTATGTCCGCATCTAATATCGAGAGATTTGATCAACTGGCAGGAAGAATATTCGCGGATCTATATGAAGCATTCCCGCTACCAAAAACGCTGTCCGACATATCTCACGGCGAGAAGGGCCTGGACCCAGTTTTCAATGCTGAATTCTTCTTCGTCGCGACCGTACGCTGGCTTGCATCAAGCGGATATGTGACCCATGGCAAACAGGACAATCGATTCGTCTTCGAAGACTGCGTACTGACAGCAAAGGGGCTTGAGGTTCTCAAGGCCACTCCAGATAGCCTGACGGAATCCAGTATTGGCTCTCAACTGCAAGATGCGGCAAAGTCTGGTCTAGTGGACTCCGTGAAAACCCTTGTAGGAAAGGCTCTTGCTATTGGAGCAGCCAAAGGATATACGGCAGCCGCAGCATGGATTAGCTCATAAATCAGCCGGGTTAATATAGATCTCCTTTCTCCGTCTCCAGGCTCAAGTCCCGCGGCACATCTCGCTGACTCATCTCCCGTAGCGCGGGTTACGGCTTCCTGCGCTCGACACCACCTGGCGCCCTCTCGCACCGCAGGCAGTGCTCACAGTTCAGCGCCCGACACAGCCAGACCTTCACCCGCTGCCAGTACGTGACCATGAAGATGTGGCGAGCACCAGCCAGGGCTAGGGCGACATGCAGTGTCAGTCCGGCGGTAGTTGGGCCGAAGAAGATGTTCTGGCTGCGCACCATCACAACAAAACCGGTGATGGCGATCGTCGAGTAGATCAGCTTCCCTAGGATGCCGTCCCTCACCTTCCCGCTCAGTACGCACCAAGTCGCCCACAGCGCGATCAGGCCGCAGGCAATGGAGTTGATCAGTTCAAGATTCATGGTGGATTGCCTCCCCCAAACCGCTGGCGAATGAGCGCCCAGAGGTCAGCGGATTTAATGGCTCTGTTGATGGCCGCCAGGAGCGAGCCGCCGAAGGCACCCAGCAGGAAGCCGATCCCTGCGACAATCTTCGGCTCGGTCACGCCCAAGTAGGTGCTGACCATGCTCGTCAGATAGATCGAGCAGGCCATACCGGTGATGAGGAAGATCATCCAGGCGCGCCAGTCGTTCAAGTCGTCCTTATGCCACCAGCTGGCGATCACAGCCCCAACAAGGCCCGCAATCAGTAATTCGAACCTGTCGATCTTGTCGAGCAGGCGCTGTAGATACTCCATGCGCTCGACTCCGTGGGGCATGTTTGAAATAGGTCAGCCCCGGCAGCACACCCTGCTCAGTGCGAAGGGTGTGGCGGGACGAAAACGAAAAGGCCTCAATCAAAGTCGAGGCCATAAGGTTGGTTTGTAGTGATGAAAACAGCTAGACAATTCCAGGCTTAACCTCTGAAAACCAAGAGCAAATGCTAAATCGATGGTCGGATTGATCTAACAGCCTGAATTAATCTCATGCAAAGTAAGATCGCAACCGAAAAAAACAACAAACCACTAAAAATTCCAACTATAGAATCGTACGAAAATGCCGCTACTGAAAAAACACCAAGAGCACACGTTAAAAGCAAAGGAAAGTCAGCGACGGTAGAGATAAAAAGTCTAGTTTTAAATCGCTCACCGCTCACAAACTTACAGACCAACAACCCAATAAATGACAAACACCAAGAAAGCATTCCCAACCCCATGATAAATGCTGAGAAAATATATGCTGCAGGAACTCCCGCTGTGTCGCTTGGGTCATTTGGGTTTTCGAACGCGCCAGCAACGGAATACACATACAAAAGAAACGCTGACAGCGATAGGAAACAAAGAAAAAAATACCACTTCCATGAGCTCATACCAATACAACTCCACATGAATCAATCGTCTGAAATGACGACCAATATTAGAAGTGTTTTTTGAGTATGTAAAACCACTCATTCGAAAAACCACAAATCTCCACACAAAACCCACAAACAGCGGTCATGCCAAAAAGCTGGCATGACCGTGCCTAGAGGAGACCTCCCCCCCCCAATCGGACCTAGTTACCGCTGGATATCGATCGGTAGCGAGCCCCTGATTTCGATTTCAAATTCCTTGGCGCCAGTCCCGTTCTGAATCGCACGCAGCACAGTCGTCGCCGCTTCGGGCAACGCATTCCTGAAAGAGCCTTGGTTCGCGTCATACTTATCGTTGTAAGCGCGAGCTTCTCCATTAAACACCACAGAACCATTTTCGTACTTTGTTGCATTACCTTCGATCTTCAGGGTGATATTCCCCAGAACGGAACCCGTGTTGAAGGAATCGTCGAAAGTATTATAGGGAACTTTATCCAATACGATCCTTGAGGTACCAACGGTTAAAGCACTGAACTGCTGCTCAAGCATTGGAATTTTAGTGACGGATGGATTTAGCCCGAGCTTGGTAATGTCCATTCTGACAGTTGCGCCATTACCATTAATGAAGTGCCCTAGCGCGGATACTGGCCCCAGTTCTGTTGCGGAAATTTGCTTGATCTCATTTGACGGCGCTGGATATGTCACGAGCAGTGGGTTACGGTACGCATAGGCCAAAGCTACTGCAGAACTAACTCCAGTAGCGCACATATAGTTATCTGCATACGGGACAAACTTAAGATCTCGACCAAATGGATCGCCTAGCATCCATGGCTCAAATCGCCCGTAGCTTTTTATATAAAAATCAACCTCCGAGCAGAGCTTAACCAAAACCTCACGCCACATACCTTTTGCGTAATAGTCATTCCGAATTAGCTGCATTCCATTGAATGCCACTACCGGGCTTTGCATAGTTCCACCACCAGTCTGATTAAGACCAGGATAAAATGGATCTGGCGCAGTAACATTAATACTTGGAAGTTCCATTATCTCACCTATTGAGTCGAATGATTTGTCGCGGAAAATTCCGCTTTTATGTCGCTCAAAGGCGATGGGGAGAGGCTCACGACCTTCTGGTTGTTGTGCGCGAGAAACTACTACTTACGGCAGCAGGTCGTAGGTCACATAAGCAGTACCGCCGCCGTTCTGAGTCATTGCTACCCACAGGCCCTGACCGGCAGGGATGGTCACAGAGAACGGGAGAGTGGAAGCACCGCCAACGGCGGACAAGATAACGGGCACGTTGGTCACCCAGCGCCCTTCCGGAATGGTCGTACCGGTACTAATAAATCCGTTCCCGACGGGGCTGATCATGGTAGCTGTTCGAACTACCGCGCCATTAACGTTCTGCGCCGGAGTGAAAACTGCCTCTGCGTAGCTGGTTGCGATCGATTTGAAGCGGCTGCCGATTTGTACTGGTTCCATTTTTTCACCTATTGAGTCGAATGATTGTTTGCGGAGGACTCCGCTTTCATGTCGCTCAAAGGCGATCGCTCGAGGCTCGTGGCCTTCACATGATTCAACGTCCCGCATCGGGAACATTTGATCTGGAGCTCTGTAAACCCACCCGTGCGGGCGAGAAGTCTTTTGCAGTTACCGCATCTGAATTCTTTCAACATCTGCAAATTCCTTTTGCTGAATCGCCCTTTCCATGGGCAATAAAAAACCCGGCGCGATGGCCGGGCTTTCATTTTCAATCCTACACACGCAGGAATGACAGGATGGATACATATTGGCTCAATGGATCATTTAGTGTCAAGCGGCTTTTGTATCGATGAGGTCTTCTGTGTCCAGTAGTGTTTGAGCGCAAACCAGAGCCTCGTCCACTTCTCGATTGAGGACCTTGCGAATATCGCGTCGCCACCGCTCCTGGGTTTTGATCGGATGCGGCCCATCTGCCCAGTTGTCCATCTCATACCAGCCGGCGGGCAGCACGTTAGTGGAGCGCTTACCGTCCACTCCTGGAAGCTTGGGCAGTGCCCAGGTCACAACGGCGCAGTGCACGAATCGCTCTGGTGCCGGTGACCGTACAGATCGAGTCAGCTCAGATATAGCTGCATGCTTGCGCTCAACATGCGTCGAGTACTTCGCCACCAAGGCCCGCCAGTGCGACGGGGTCAAAGCCTTGTGCAGCCGCCCAAACACCCAGCAATCTTGGAGAAACGCCGCCTCCTTGCCGACAATTTCCCCCTTCTGCTTGGCGCATTGCACCTTGGGCTCAAAATCGCAGCCACCGGCAGAGCTGATAGTCTCGGCCGCGAGCGCTCTAACTACAGCTGAAACAACGTTGCGATAGGTCATGCGGCTTCTCCTTTTTTTAGCTCTCTGGTCATTGCCCGGTAAAGGGCAGTCATCGCCTTGAGTTGTTCTACGGTGTACCGTTTGGGCTCATGAGGCCCCTCAAGCCACTCAACAGCTTCAGGGCCGATCCGTTTAACCAGCTCAACGCGGTAGTTAACGATGTCGCCCGATTTGTGGTTGTTGCAGGGGGCACATTGCTTGTGCACATTCAGGGGCTCGAAGCGGATAGCAGGATTGGATGCAACCGTCCGATAGTGCCCGGCGTGATATTGGCCTTCGTGGTGGCGACCACAGCTTACGCAAGGCAGATCCGCGTCACGGGCGCGGACCCAGGCATTGAACGCCTGTTGAGTGTCTTTGAGGTGATCCGCCCTGCTCTTCAGCTTCTCCTTGCGCACCTTTATCTCCCGGCGTTCGATGCTCGCCAGGGACTTGCGCTGCCTGTCCTGCTTGTTCCGCGCGATGACAACGGCACAGTCCGGCGAGCACCAGGACTGAAAACTAACCTTCGGGACGAATGAGGCCCTGCACGCAGGGCTCTTGCAGGTCTTGGGCTTGGGCGCCCTCTTCTCCTTGATGGTTAAACGCATGCTTTGCCCTCCTTGGCTTTTTGTCGGTTGTTGCCGAACAACGGTGCCTGCCCCTCGGCCAGCATCCAGTCGAATCTCTCTTTGCAACCCGTGGCGCACTGGCGCAGGTTCAGGCTCGTCAGGTTTGTCATCGGTTCGCCACAGTCAGGGCAAGGCTTTCCGTATCCGTTGTCGTGGCTCATGCAGCCTCCTTGAATGCTTCAAATTCTGCCATTTCGGTCAGGCGCTCTTCCGTGAGCGTCGGCCAGTCGTGCAGCACCAGGTACGCGCAGCACTGGCGCCAAAAATCTTGGAATGTCTCCTCCCCCATAGAGTCGTAGGAAAGGCTACGGGGCGTCTTGCGGGTGAGTTGGCCCAGGCCGGGGATGTCGAACAGCTCCTCGTCGCAGTAGACGCCTGACTCCAGTTGCAGGGCTTTGATGGCGTCGTGGGATTGCTTGCCAGAGAACCGGTCGATGTTCTGGCTCAGTACTCGGCCCAGGCCATGGACCAAACCATTGAACCGCGGATTGCGCGGCTGCTTGAGATCGGCGCGAATCTTCGTGTTGATCCGAAAATCACGCTCCCGCAGGATCGACCGGTCAGCGTCGGAGGACGGCACGAACGCGGCGACCTCTTTGCCGGTGGCGGGATCTACAAGGCGGCGCAGAACCAGGTAAACAGGCATTGGGCGGGGTTTCGCTGACTTGGTCATTGCGCCGCCCTCTTCGCTTCCAAATCGTGGGCCTGCTGGATTAGCAGCGCCCGGCGGTCCGCCAACTCGTTGGCCGCTTCAATCCGTAATTCAGTTTTCCGCTCGGCGCTGGCCTTGCGCATTTCCAGCATGGAGTTCTTCACCAGCTCGAGCTTCTGGCGTAGTGCCGGTTCTGGCCGAGTAACAGCTCCAGTCAGCAAACCCGCAACGGCACGCCCGTCTTCGGTGATCGGCTCAAGGCTCAGGTCTGCCAGGTACTTCTGGCCGTGCTCGCGGGGAATACGCTTCAGCTCCATGGCCTTGGTCACGGCCTGAACGCGGCGATTGACGTCGAACCCTACAGAGACGTGCCAGCTCAACGGCTTAGCGTCTTCGCGAGCCTGACCGACAAACCGCTCGTAAGCGCTGATGAACGCCATGCGAGCCCCCACCTTGTCACCGGCGTCGAGAACAGGCTTGGCAGCGGCTAGGGCCAGCTGGATCTCGTCGGTCAATACCACGGTCTCGAACTCGTCGTTGGTGGTCATGGCGATGGCCCAGGCTTCGTCCTTGCCGGGACGACCGTCGGAGGACTGGACACGCTGCAGGATGTCGGCCATTGCCAGCTTGCCCTTCACCTCAAAGCGGCAGGCTTTCAGCGCGGCCTTGACGACGGGCACTGGGTAGGCGCAAAGGTCTTCGGCCATCATTGCAGCGGTGCCAGGGTTCATTTCCTGGCCCATGGCTTCGGCAGTCGCGCAGATGGCGGCGGCCAGCCCTGCGACCTGCTGGTCGTTCATTTCAAAGGTATTCATTGCGTTCACCTGCTTGGCGTTTGGCCAGAACCATCTGGGCCGCTTGCTCAGCTGCGGACAGGTTTGCCTCAGTCCGCTCCATCTGGCGGGCGGTTGTGCCGTTGATGCGCTGCCCGGTTACCCATTGGGTGTGGTAGCTCTCGGCGTTCGCCAGCAGCTCATTGAGGCTATGGCACTTGCGCAGCACAGCGGCGTCGCTGGTCTTTAGGAAGTGTGCGGCGACATGGTGGGCGACATCGGCGCCGAGACGGTCGACCAGTTGACCGAGTTGACCGCCGACCTTGGCGTTCCACACCGGCCAGGCGCTGTAGCGCTTGCGGTAGGCCATGGCGTAGTTCGCCCAAACCTTGAAGGTTTTGCAGGTCTGGTCTTTGGGGCCTGGCATGTCGGCGGGGATTTCAACCCGGGGAGTATCGGTACGGTCAACCACCAGCACCAAGCCGCGGGACTGAGCCGGCTTGCCGGTGGCGTCCTGCAAGTCCTGACTGGTGTCCTGATTGGTACCCTGATGATTGGTATCCTGATTTGTCGGAGATTTTTCCGACCCTTGCCCGGATTTTTTTCCGACCTTGCTCGGAGATTTATCCGAGGTAGATCGGATATTTTTCCGATCCTTGTATTTTGGCGGGGTCGGATATTTTTCCGACCCATCCAGCTTCTGGTTCCACTCGACGGCCTTCTCGGTTAGGCGAAAAAGCGTGATGTTCGAAGTGCTGGAAAGCTCAATCAAACCGGCCTCTTCAAGGGCCTTCAGCATGCGATAAGCAGTGTCCGGCTTATCAGTGAGCAGCGGCAACTCCTCGATGATCTTGGCCTTGCTCAGCGCGAAGAAGATCCCGTCATCGGTCTTGATTGGCTTGGTCCAGCTCGGGCAGCCGTAGACGAAAGCGAACAACAGGGCCTGCTGAGAATTCAGCCCCCACTCCAACGCCTTCACCTGGTTAATCGTGACGGTGTATTGCATGTCAGGCCTTCCCGACCTTAGCGGCCAATTCAAGGAAGCGATCCACGTACCAGTGAGGCTGCGTCTCGCGGGGGCATTGAGGGCTTGTGAGGTTCTTGCCGTAGGCCAGGCCCTTCTCGGTCACGGACCAGAAATCGACAGTCTCTTGTTTGGAGTTTTTGCGCTGAAGCAGAGTCAGGAACCCGTGAGCCTTTAGTGCAATGTTGAAAGCGCGGGCGGTGCTGGCTATGGAGTGATCTTTGATAAGGGCGGTGATTGCCTTGGTAGGCATCGAAGAGCCGCCAGCGGCATCTGGCGCGGCGTCGACGGCGTAGCCAGGGAGGAATTTGGCGTCCAAACCGTTGTTGGAAGCGATCTTGGCGAGCATCAACATCTTGCTGGAGTTGGCGGGCTTCAACAGGCGGTCAAAGCACTCAAGAATGGCCAGCTCTCCGACAATCTTGGAGTTGTTCGGGCCCTGGGCAGAAAAGGTGCCGGTCTTGCGGATGCTCGGCAGCACCTGCCCGACCACCCACTCTTCGAAATGCTCAGCAGCCGGCAGCTTGGACTTCATCACCAGACGGTACAGGTCCCGCTCCGGGATGATGGTCATGAAACCACCACCCTGTTTCGGGGTAGTGGTCGCGGCTTTGCAATGACGGGCGACGGCGTTCTCTGGTTTGGAGTAGCCAAGGGCGTCGGCGACATCGCGCGCGACAAACCACGGATCACCGAGCTTGTCAGTGATGACCCGAATCGCAGCGCCGTCGAAGTCGAACGGAATCACCGATGAATTGCGCGCCACGTTTTCGGATTGCGGAAAACGTGGCGCGAGATTGGTAGCGCTATTGATATGTGGCTGGGTTTGCATATAATCGGCCTCACAAAGTGTTATCGAATTAGCCGACCTCGACCGTCGGCTTTTTTGTGCCTGGGTTTCTGGTCCGCTCAATTGATAGTGCGAAGCCAAAGGGCACTGATCCGCGCATGCGCGGGAAAATCAGGAAACAGATTTCAAATTCCGTTGGGCCGAAGCGAGCAACTGCTCCGCGCGGCGCCCCAGCTCCCCCGCCTTCGCCTCAACCTGGCGGCACTGTTTGGCGAACGCTGGCAAGTGCGGCAGGTCCTGCTCGCACATCACTTGGTCGTCAAACACTTCGCTGCCGGTGTCGATCACATCGCCAAGGGCGCGGATCAGCGCGCCGAAGCTTTTGTTCGCGCATTGGTCGCTGACCATCTGCCGGGCGCCGGTCAATCCGTGACGGCTCGCGAGCTCGTTCAGGCAGTGGTCGCGGAATTCAGGCTCAAGGGCGTTGACCCAAGACTCTTCAAGCCAGGACGGCATTTCCTGATCGCCGTTAAGCCAGCGTTGAACACGCTTGAGCCAGCGACCGGTCGCCTTCATGAACTCATTCACGTCGCCGGTCAGCTCCGCAGAATTGAAGTCCGGGACGTCTTTCTTCTTGGCGCGATCAGGAATCGACAGGTGCAGCTCGCGGCTAAGCGCCTGGGCGAAGTCGTCCTGGCTCAAGCTGGTGCGCGCGATCTGGTTTTGGGCATGGGCAACCAGAACCTGATCACGGGTTTGTACGGTGTGTCTGGAACTGGACGTTTGCATGGGGACTGCTCTCTTCTAATCTGGCTTCAATGGAACGGTGGACAGGGATGTCGCTTAGGCGGCCATCTCGGCCCATGGAAACGACGGACAAAGGGATTCTTTTTTGAAAGCACCTCCGGTCAACGCCTCCGCTCGCTTGGCAACCACTGGAGACATGCCGTGCTTCTCGCGAACCCAACCGGAAACGGTGCTTTGATCAACCTTGAGCTTTTCAGCCGTGACCTCCTGAGTGCCGAAGAAGGCAACGAGGTCCTTATAAATAGTGTTCATGCTGCCCCTCCATACGGGAATACCCATATAGTAGGTTATGGGAATACCGATTTGCAAGGATATGGGAGCACCCGTAATACTCGTCGAATGGAATTCAAAGACCGTTTAAAGGCCGCGCGCCGGCACGCCAAGCTCAACCAGGGCGAATTGGCCGCTAAAGCTGGTATCACGCAGACGTCGATTTCTGACCTTGAGCGTGGAAAATCGAAAGCCACCGCACACGTCGTGAAGATCGCCGACGCATGTGGGGTGAGCGCCAAATGGCTCTCAGACGAGATCGGGCCAATGCTGACTCCTGGGTTAGCGTCCGGATCTGGTGAATCGAACGTCTCCCCTGCCGCACAGCCCACCAAATCATTTCGCTACCCGGTAGTTAGCTGGGTTGCCGCAGGCGCTTGGGCGGAAGCAGTTGAGCCCTACCCTGCCGGAATCTCGGACACCTACGAGTTTTCGGAGTACGACGCCAAAGGCCCGGCGTTCTGGCTGACAGTCAAAGGCGACTCGATGACCGCACCCGCCGGCCAGAGCATCACAGAAGGCACACTGATTCTGGTCGACACTGAGGCTGAAGTCGCACCAGGTAAGCTGGTGGTGGCCAAGCTGCCGGACAGTAACGAGGCAACGTTCAAAAAGCTGGTCAGCGATGGCGGTCGGCTGTTCCTGAAGCCCTTGAACCCGAGCTATCCCATCGAGGCCGTCGACGAGAACTGTCGGATCGTAGGCGTGGTTGTGCAGGCGCTGCAGAAGTTTTACTGATGCCCTCCGCCCTTGGAACGCCATCGACCTCATGGCGAGAGCAGTCCTTCTTGAGCAAGGTTGGGGTCATTACCTGTATCGCATTGCTTATGATGCTCCCCGGCTAGTCCGACGCAGCTGGTCTTAGCTGGAGCTCATCCGGTCGCAAGCGAGTGTTCAGTCCTAGCTTCGTTGTACTGTGCGTTTTCGTCGCTGTGGCTGAGCTGATAGCGCTGATTCATTTCTATTGAGTTAGGCAATAAATATCAAAGGCACACCTCGCCTCGGCGAGGTGTTGATCTCAGCAAGCTAGATCCTTAAATTAAACCTCAAATAACCCTGAGGAACAATTTTACATATCAATCAGCTTTGCGCTTTGAGTTAGAAATAAATCTAGTATTAGATAGAGGGGACTCATAGTAATCCTCATCTAGAAAACGCAGCAATTTTCTTAGTTCAGTATTATTATCAGGAACGATAATGCGTCCGTCATCTGACAGAGCTAATGGAAATTGCATACTGGCTGCAACGGCAACAATTTGATCTGTGCTGTAATTCTCAAGAACCGCCGACTGCCGGATGAGTGATATTTTCTTTCTGATTTGCGGACCTGCCGCAGCCAAAAAAACTTGTACATCTTGAACCGCCAACTTTTCATGCCCAGCAAAAGTAGTCACTTCTTCATTAGTCGCCTCTCGAAAGTATTCCGAAAGATCGAATACGCGCTTAGCAAAGTGAAAGCTTTGAAATTTTAAATTAGTACCTTCGAGTACAGCTAAGAGCTTAGTGTCGAGAGACAGTCCCGACTCACTCATTTTTTGAAATTGATTATTTGCAAAAAATAGCATTAACCCTGCACGGGCAATGAGTCTGCGGCGTTCGAAAATCTGTACCAGAACACGAGGTACGCCACCTACCTCTATTCCAGTAAAAATCGCTCGTACTAAGTCAAGGCTGTGAGTGTTGGGATCATACTGATCAACAGACAGTGGGTTTGCAACGGCAGCTAATAGGCCGTCGACGTCTGCGAAGTCAGGAATTTCAAGAAGCTCGCCTTCCTCTGGAGTGTATCTACCATCAAAGGGTATTATAGTATCAACACCCCGGAAAAACTCTGTGTGTTGATCGTTAAAAACAGTAGAAATATCGGCGCTTAAATCCACCGAAAGTGGAAAACGAATCAGTCTAGCTCCAGCCACATCCATTAGTGCAAACAAATTCATTTTGTTTTTTCCTTAGTTTTTGCTTCCAAAATACCGTACTCCGTAAGCTGAACTACGCTTTTAATACTGGAGACGTTATTAATTGTTCTTTTCGTTAGCATCAAATACGTCACACCCTCTTGAGTCTCAACCTCATAAAAGTGAAACCCAAGAAGACCCAGCACGGGATTCACATGCAAAGCATGAGTCGTCCAGAGCACAAATATCAGCATCCCCCCCGCAAGCATCCAAGCGCCAAAGTCTAAACCAGCCTCCCCCTTAAATATCAAAGGAAGTGCATAAGCCACGAAGAAGCCTACAACTTCTTTGTCAGCACTCTTAACCTTCTTTATTACAACAGGAAGTCTCTCAAATTGGGCTGAGGCTTCAGTGATAATCCAACTAGATATAATTCCGAGGATGAGGCAGACGCAGATCGCCAGCACACAAAGCAACCACTCACCCTTTCGTGCGCCAAAAACGTATGCCAGCGATACCGAAACCGGTGCAATCGCTGTGAGCGCTAAAAGCACTCGAGTAGGTTTACCTAGCATGGACTCCCCCTCCCTGGGCTGATGCCATCATATCGCAATCATTCATCCTACAATCCTCACAATTGTATCTTTTAGCAATAGCTGTATATAAAACCAGTATAGCAGCGGAGATTGAGATTTTCCCTAGCCGTGTTTCGCAGATCGCCTAGCCATCAAATCCGGATGCATGCGTGCCTGCTATGCGCTACGAATGCTAAAGTAGCGGTCAGTTAAGGGAGGGATCCAATGAAAGGGCTTGGGATGTTCGCGCTCATCGTCGGTGTGTGCTGGCTGATCTTCGCGCTGAGCATGGACGTGTCCGTGCCGACCGGCGCAGGCGGCCGAGTGAATAACCTGGGGCTCATGGCTAACCGCCAGATCCACACCATCATTGGCGGGGTGATTGCGCTCGCCGGCCTGCTCATGGTTTTGCTGGGTGGTAAAGGCTCCCCTGCTGCTGCCCAGGCAGAGAAGGACACTCGCCCCTGCCCTATGTGTGCCGAGAGCATCAAGACTGCTGCAGTCAAGTGCAAACACTGCGGAGCTGATGTTGAGCCCATCGCTGCTCCACGCCTTGATTATGGGTGGGTTGCCTCAACCACCTGTCGCGATGAAGATGACCGGCAACGTACCATCGAAGCCATTGCCGGCACCGGACTTCCGGTAGTTCCCATGATCGGACTGGCTGTAGGTGCCGGCCCATTTGAAACCAAGGAAGAGGCCAAGCAGGCCCTGATAACGATGCGGGACGGCCCTAGGCTGTTCAGCGAGATCGTCTACAGAGACTCGGTGAGTGGCAAGTACCCACCTATTCCCGACTGATACATGCATGTCAACGAAGCCCGCCATGCGCGGGCTTTTTCATGCGCGCCAAAAACCCCCGCCAGCTCGAATATGCATTTACGCATGAAACTTCTCGCCGCCCTATTGCCAATATATGTCAGCACCAATACTGTACGCACATACAGTATTCGCAAGGAGCGAAGCATGAACCTGGCACCCTACCCCACACCCAAACCCAGAAACTCCTATGAGCTCGTAGGCCACCGGCTGCAGCGCATAATTGCCTCTCCTCGAGTACAGAGAATCCAGCTTGTGGAGGTTTCCAGGCGAGACGATGAAAGCCCTGAAGCCTGGCACCAGGTCATCCAGGATATCGGCGAAACGGTCGGTATTAGGGTAGAGCATTTGGATGGCGGCACCGTCAGGATCGGCTGGCGCGAGTACTGCGACTCATAAAAGAGCCCGCCACTGAGCGGGCTTTTTATTGCCTTCCATAAAAAATATGGGAATACCCATTGACGATAAATATGGGATTGCCTATATTTACTCCATCGCAGCGACTCACGAGGGACTGCGAAGGGCCTCAGGGCCTGACCGCTCTTTAACAGTCAGCGCAATACAGAAATACCAACAGACCGCATTGCCTCTACCGGCGACCGGCGATCAGACGGGTCAGATAGCCCGCCCACGACAGGAGAACCCTTTACGGCTGATCGAGAGCGAAACGCTCGAACCGTGCGAACGACCCGGCAAGCAATGCGCCCCGCGAATCCCAGCGGTAGAAGGGAGAGATATCGAACTGAATTAGCGTGCCCGATTGCTTCGGCCGGGTACGCCGGACCTCATGCACCCTGCCCCAACCAATCAGGGCATCTAGAGCTGTAGCGTGCATGTTGTATGGACCCTTGATCCAAGGCGAACAGATGCTGTTTGACGCCGCGGGGAGGAAGCTCGACGCCCACACCGACGAAGATCGGCCAGCCCTGCAATCAGCCGCGGGTAACTCGCCAACATCGCTGACGCAATACCCCGGCCTGTCGCCAGTAGCGAGGCCGGGCACATTTTATTCAAGCCGGTGACCGACGCCAGTAGCGGGTCACGGCGGAAAGCATCACTGAGCAGCCTTCTCGCGAGGGCTGCTTGGGATGACAACCAGGAGCACACGAAATGCCAACAAAGCGCGGAAGCGAAATCGGAATAGGTGACGTGATCTACCTCGGCCTGGGAGATCGCACTGGGCGGGTCGTTGACTTCAAGGCGCACCCAAGGCTTGCGGAGATGCACCCAGGCTTGACCGCCAGGGTCGCGGTAACTGATCGCGGCTCGATCACGATCATCGACCAGCAGCCGATCAGCGTACCGGAGTGAAGCTTTCACCGGCAGGCCTTCGCAAGAGGGCCTGATGGGAAATCAACCCGGAGCAACACCATGACCAGAAGTGAATACGAAGATATCGAAGGCTACGCAGTAGCAGCAATGGTTGGGCTTCTCGCCGGAAATGATGAGCGACCTGTGGAGACCCTTTCCACGCAGGCCTTCAGCATGGCGACGGCTTTCCAGGCTGAAAAGCTGAAGCAGCTCGGCGAAAAGCCCGGTTACGAAGGCTGACGGACCCTTTCACTGATGCCCATCCAGAGCGGTGGGCATCGGGAAGACAACCGGAGGCAACACGATGAATAAGGTCATCCACATCACCCTGCGCGGTGAGCTGCAGGTCTTCGCCGATGACGACCTGAATGCCTGTATCCGCGAGGCAAACAGGCTCAACGCTGAACGCGGACTCACCAGTGGCGTGCGCGTTGTTGAGTGCGAGGACGGTCATCGAATGACGGCGGCGGATTGCAAGTGCTGCTCAGATATTCCCGTCTAGAGAGTAGATAAGAGGGGCAGTGATCGTAATCGGGCCGTCTTTCATTAAACCGGCAGGTGGTTTTGGCAGTGGCTGGGCGCGACGGAATAATTCTAGAGTGGCCGCGTCCAAATCCGCACTGCCTGAACTTTGTACCAGCTCATAAGAAACGACATTTCCGTCGCCGTCTATCGTAAAACGAAGTTTGTTTGTGCCTTCAATCCCCGCCAATTGTGAGGCTACCGGGTAAATCTTGAACTTAGTCAAATGCTCCGTGAGCCCGACGATCAGTTTTTTTTCTTGATCTGCAGTGGAAGAGCAACCAGCGGTTGCGCCGAGAAAAACAAAGGCAAAAGTAACGGTTAGAAAAAATCTGAACACTTAAATGTCTCGCTAATTGGCAGTGCGCTTCTCGCGCATGACTGTTTTTAGACTATCAGGACACTGCGCTGCCCAGCAATGAAAGGACAACTTCAACGAAGTCTTATGAGTTGTCCGCCCCCCCCCCGCCTCTACCCGTCAGCACTCCTCCCCCGCGCCCATCGGCAACCAGCGGGAGGAATGTGTGTTGACGAATACAGGTGAACCAACCACTGGAGAGAGTCATGCCTGAACAACGAGCGCCATATCCACGGTCGGCGGATAACGCTGACCAGATGAACCTGCCCGAGGGCAAGACCTGCGGCGACTGTGTGCATTGCAAGCGATGTACCGCGATGTTCGGTCATATCCCTGCTGACGAGTCTTGCGACTGGAGCCCTTCGCGCTTTCGTGAATCTATTCCGGTCGCGGCTTCCGCCTAACCCCAAGCACTGGAGTCCGCCAATCGTCAATGCGCTCTGGGTCGAGATCGACGCCCGCAAGCGCCGGTAACGGTGGGACGGCACCCGGCGCCGGTTGCGGTCAGCTTAGGCTGACTGTGCGATGAGATCCTTCCACCGATGTCAAACGCCAACCCGCAGGTGCGGAACACCTAGCATCAGGTATGCGTTCTCACTTCTTGGGGAGGTAGTGCGAGCACATATCTGGAAGCTTAGATACGACGACAGAGTTGCTCATATTGAACGCCAACGATTGGATTTTTGCCTTGGAAGCTGGATCAGCTTTGACTCGGCGAACTTCCGCTCTAAGCGAATCGGTCGTCTCCGGGTCGCTATTTAAAGCGTTCTCAACGCTGCTATTCGAATCTGGATTGGCCTTGACGCAAAGGCTTTCAATGGCCAGCAAATTGACGGCGTTTTCGGTGTCGTCCTCTGCTGCGCTTGCCAAGGTACTTGCGACCGAAGAAACGCTCAATAGCAGAAACGCTGCAGAAATTCGCTTTAAAAACATCATTGATCTCCCTGAAAAACTGAAATTCATCATAGCGCTATTGATTGGCGATTTTCCAGTTTCCCCCCCCATAGCCCCCCCACTACCAACAACCTTACCGGTCAGGTTCCGGACAGGCCTATTTACGCCGGGATTCAAAGACGGCCACTTCAAATACGTTGCATACACCGACTAACGCCACCCTGGAGGCGACCATGAACGCAGCATTGAAGATATGCCAGGAGCGTTACGACGCTCAGTTGCCTCCAGAGGCCAGCGAGGCGAGCGCCGAGCAGGAGTGGCTGGAACACTCGGCGGAACAGCTGGTTTGCGGCATGGACATCAAATGGAAGCGCCGCTACGGCCAGCCGCAGGTGGTGACGTTTGATCGGTACTGCACCTATCTGCAAGGCGTCTTGAACCAGCGCCAAATCGACGGCCTGGATCATCGCGACTCATTTGCCCGGCTGTTCCTCTCGTCGACCCTGGGCAGCCAGGCAGACTCGCGAGGCCACGCCGCTGAGTTGATCGGCCAGCCCCGCCCCATCGAAGCCGCCGAGAAGATCGCAATGGAACTGCTCAGGCCGTACGCCGCCGACGCCGTAGCAGCGGAGCGGGAAGAGGCAGAAGACGACGTGGATGCGGACCTATGAGCCCGCACATCCTGATCGATGAGGCGCTCGAGGCCCTGGAGCATCCAGCCAGCGAGCCCGGCGCCCAGCGAGTCGTCCTGAACATGATCACCAACATGCTCACCGGTAACGCCATCACCAACGAAGAATTCGCCCACTACTGCCAGCGCCTGCTGAAAATCACCAGGCAGCGCAAGGAGGCCGCATGACTACCGCGCCGGTTAAATCGCTGATAGACAGCCAGCTCGACGACATCGAGTCAAAAATTGCAATGCTGGGCTTCGGCCTCCCGTTTAATGAAGTGATAGGCCTGCCGCGCGAACGCGCCGTGGCGAGCCTGCCGAAGCGCCTGGCGCCGACAATGAAGGGCGGTCGTATCGCGGTGAGGGTTCGGCCGTGAGCTTCTTTGAAGACAACATCGAAGACGGCAGCCACTGCATGAGCTGCTGCGAGTTCATCGGTGAGGATGTTGGTTATCCGCGCTGCTGCCGGAATTGCGGCGGCGAAGGCAGCGAGCCCAACCCCGAAGGTCACAAAAAACGCATGAAGGCAGAAGCCATGCAGCGCTTCGACGGCTGGCTGTCTCGGACCGGCATCGCTCACAAGAAGCACAACAACGGCTACCACGTCGTGCTGACGCTTCCTGATGGCCGAATGATCGACTGCTGGCCGAGCACGAAGAAGTGGCAGCTCCGTGGGCAGCGCATGAGCCGCAACGGAAAAGCGTTGCATGAACTGGTGCTGCAGCAGTTGAGGCCCTGGCCATGACCACCCACCAGCGGCACCGGCGCCGCGCCATCCGCGCTCTGTCGGCCATCGTTGGCCTGACCTTCCTCACCATCGTTCTACTGGGCCCCGCTATCGGTGGCCTGATCACTCAATAAACAACACCTCTAATCGCTGCGAGCATCGCGGCAGGGAGTCACCGTGTCCGCACAACAGCAAGTAATCACCATCGACGACATCAGCGCCGACAACGCGCCGGCTATTTACGTAGCTGGCGGCCTGGGCCAGTTCTTCGAGGCGGTGAAGGCCGAAGTCACAGGCGAGGTGCCCGATCTGACTACTGTGAAAGGTCGCGCTCGCATTGCATCCCTGGCCGCAACCGTCAGCAAATCCAAAAAGGCAGTCGAAACACCTGGCCGCGATTACCTGAAGCGCCTGAAGGAAATGCCCAAGGTGGTCGAGGCTGAACTTCGCGAGTTCGTCGACGCTATGGATGCTCTGCGCGACGAGACGCGCAAGCCTCTGACTGACTGGGAAGCGGCTGTGGCTGCCAAGAAGCGCGAGATCGAAGCATGGGTTGGTGAGCTGCGCCTTGACCCGCTGACTATCAGCACTGCCGACTCCGAATACCTGAAAATCAGCATCGGCGCCTTTGAAGGCATCGTGATTGATGGCGAGTGGCTTGGCGATTACGAGGCCGAGGCGCTGCGTTTGAAGGCGGACACCTTAGAAGCGCTGCGTGCCGCCCTAGTGAAGCGCGAACAATACGAGGCTGAGCAGGCCGAACTGGTCCGGTTGCGTGCCGAGGCGGAAGCTCAGGCCCAGCGGGACCGTGATGCAGAGATTGCAAGGGTTGCCGCAGAACAAGCCAGAATCCAAGCCGAGCAGCAGGCCAAGGCCGAGCGAGAAGCTGCCGCGCGACGTGAACAGGAATTACTGGACCAGGCCGCCGCCACTCAGCGCGCCGCCGCACAGGCTGCACTGGATGCCGAGGCCGCCGCCGAACGCCAGCGCCTGCAACTGGAGCTGCAAGCCGAACAGTCCCGCGCAGCAGCGGCACAGGCTGAAGCCAATCGCATCGCCGCCGAGCAGCACGCTGAGCAAGAACGCATTGCTGCGGTGCGACGGGCTGAAGAGGCTGCCGAATTAGCTCGTCAAGATGAGCGCCGTCGAGCTGATGCGGCCGCCGCCGAAATTGTCCGTCAGCAAGAGATGCGCGAACGCGACGAGGCGCATCGCCGCGCCATTAATCGCACTGCCCTGGAAGCCTTCATCGCAGGCGGCATGCCAGAGGAATGCGCCAAGCAGGCAGTCAAATTGATTGCCCAGCGCAAGATCCCAGCTATCACCATTTCCTATTGAGGTCGCCATGACTAACTCAGCCCTGGCCGAGCGCACCGAAACTCGGCAGGTCGCCAGCCCGGCGGCCACCAACGAATCAACCGCGATGCTGACAATGATCCAGCGGGCCGCGACCGACCCGGCGTTCGATGCAGACAAAATGCAGAAGATGATGGAGATGTACGAGCGCCACACGGATCGCACGGCAGCAGCAGCCTTTAACGCCGCGATGGTTCGGGCTCAAGCGGAAATCGGTCCCGTATTTCGTGACAAGTTCAACGCCCAAACGAGTAGCGCCTATGCGGCTCTTGAGTCGATTGATCGCAAGATTTCACCGGTCTACACGCTCCACGGATTTTCGCTGTCGTTTGGCACTGGCGATAGCCCACTGGTCGGTCACATCCGCACTGTCTGCGACTGCATGCATGAGGCTGGGCACACAAAGACCTATCACGTCGATCTTCCTATCGACTCTGCGGGCATCAAAGGTAGCGTGAACAAGACCGGGGTTCATGCAGCAGGATCTACCTTCAGTTACGCCCGTCGCTACCTGACAATGATGATTTTCAATGTTGTGCTGACGAACGAGGATAACGACGGAAACGGCGAAGAGGTCCAGCCCCACAGCCTTGGTGAGCTGATGAATGAGTGGATTCCGAAGGCCTACGCCGCCGACTCCAAAGAATCACTCACGGCAATTTGGCAAGAGGGCGTAAAGGCCTCTAAGGACCTGAAAGCCACCGACAATAAGACCGCGACTGACCTCTACGAAGCATTGAAAGTAGCGGTAACCACTCGCGGCACGCAGCTCAGCGCAGCGCCGCAAGAAGGAGTAAGCCAATGATCATCGTCAACTGCACACAAGGCTCCGCTGAATGGCTACAGGCCCGCGCCGGGGTCATCACCGCAAGCATGTTCAGCACCGCCCGCTCCAAGGTTAACGGACTGACAGCACAACAGAAGATCTACGTCGACGCCATGCTGGCCGGGCACAGCGAAAGCAAATCCCGCGACCTGGCCGGGTACAAGGCTGGGCCAAAAGCAGAGGTCGTTCAGCGCGCTCTAGATGGGGAGAAAGTCGGCGAGCCATCTAACGCCGCGCTTACCTATGCCTTTGAGCTGGCGGTTGAGCGGATCGGCGGTGCGCCGCTGGATGGCGGGTTCGAAACTTGGCAGATGCGCCGAGGGCATGAACTGGAGCCGGAAGCCCGCATGGAACACGAAATTCAGACGGGCTTGATCGTCACACAGGTCGGACTGGTGAAGACTGACGATGGCGTCTTCGGCGCCAGCGCGGACGGATTCATCGGCGAGGACGGCGGTGCTGAGTACAAGTGCTTCCTAGCCCCTGACAAGCTTCGCGCCTTCCACATCGACAACGATGCCAGCGAGGTCATCGACCAGGTGCAGGGTTGTATGTGGATCGCCGACAAAAAGTGGTGGCACATCGGAATGTACTGCCCACTACTGAAGCCGGTAGGCCGCCAGCTCTGGTGGAAAGAGTTCAAGCGCGACGACGACTACATCGAAAGCCTTGAGGAAGACCTGTGGGAATTCAAGCTGCTGGTCGACGGGTACGAGGCGGCACTCAGGAGCAAAGCAGCATGATCAGCCCAGAACTCAGCACCATCCGCCAAAAGGATCTAGACCGCGACTGGATCGCCCGCGCCATGGCCGAATACGAAGGCCGTGACACCCTCGAAACACTTCCAATGCAGGTCCGCGACGCTGACTTCGGCACGATGTTCAACGGAAAGGCTAAGGATGGTTCGCGGGCCGAGCCTAACCCTTCGCTGGAATCCAAGATTGCGGAAGCAGCGCCAACGCTGACTGTCACCGAGGCCATGAAGACGTTCCACCTCAGTGAGCGCGATTTAAAGCTGTTGGCGTCCCGCATGGGCTTCAAGTTCAAGCGCGGCTACACCACCAACCAGGGGCACAAGGCTGCCGACGGCCCAATGGTTGAGCGGATCATTGCCCTGCGCGACGTAGGCCTGAGCCGCTCCAAGGTCATGAAGCAGACCGGCATGTGTTACGAGAAATTCCACCGTCTGCTGAAGGACTACAAGATCGAATTCCCGGCGCTCCCGTTTCACCTAAGGAACGGAAAGATCAAGCCTTGAAACGATCCATAGCCCGACCCCAGCAACGCAAACGACAAACCTGGCTCGCACTGCCGGCCAGCGGAATAGAAGAGGTAGGCAATGGCCATGGATCAACAAGCGCGATCAGCAAAGAGCGCGGCGAAACGCAAGGAGCTTGGCGAGGAAGAGCTCCGGCACAGGGTGCGGGCTGGCGAGAAGCGGATGCTCGCTGACCTCATGGCCTGGACTGAAGACACTGAGCAGGCCTCAGTAATGGCCGGCTCCCTTCGCTATGTCCACTCACTAGGCCGCGATGGTGCGCGTGAAGCGCTACGTTCGCGCCACAAAATCGAAGTAAACGAAAACGTGGCGGCAGAACTCTACGCCATCGGCCAGCGCCAAGCATCACGGCTCGACGCCGAAGAAGCATAACCCACCCTACTCGCTGCATCCGGTATACGCAGGTTTGGTAATTAAGCAATCCTTCGGCAGAACTCCGCAAGTCCTGGAACGGTGAATGGGCCAGGACTCACGAACTGCCCCCGAGGTCCCGGCCAGAAAAACCTAAACTCTTGCTGGTCTTCATATTGATCTGGTGGCTTAACAAATGCTGGCCGACCCGGTGCCTGTTGAGTGCCCGTGAAATGTCTTTGCCTATAAACAATCGGCCCGAACTGGCCCTGCCCCGTTTGCCACCTTCGGAACAGCTCAGCATTCAAGAGCAGAAAGAACGCCTCAGGGTTATTAATCTCCGCACAGTGTTTGCCAAAGTCGTCAGTAAGTTTCTCTTCGGCAAATCCTGATGTCATACAAAGGACGTACCCATCCGTCGAACGCACGACAGTATTATTAGTGATCGTATTGTTTTTGCAGGTCTCATCCATCTCAATGCCGGACATCGCCGCGACATAGGCAAATTCAGGATTGCTTATATCTCCCGTGATCGGAGCTCCAGAATTGTAGGTCTGCATACCTTCGCCTACATCTCGTTGCTGTTTGTTTTCGTGTCTCCGGCACTTGTCGAGGGTGCTTAGATAAATCTTTCCAGAAACGAACTGATCCACATGATCGGGATCGTTCATGTACCTATAAAGCTTATCCGGCCAAGCTATCGAACCACTGTTAAAAGCCATACCCGCTCCTTGATCCGGCTCCATGCCGGTCACCCGTAATACCCCATATCAACGAATCACGCCAGCCGGCGAGGCAGGCGCACGCTTGGAGATAACCCATGAGCATCCCCGCAAGTGCTTTGAGCGATGAAGAGTGCCTGCACTACGCGGCGCTTGAGCCCGCCGCCGCTGCTGAGCTTACCCGGCGTTTTACCGCGCAATGTATTGATCCTGGCGCCGAGGCCGAGAGTCTTCGCGAAGATATCCGCATGCTCGAAAGCCAGGCTGATGATGCTGAAGACGAGCTGGATCGCCTTCGAGACTATGCCGAAGAGGCTCGCAGCTACATCAGGCGCGCAATGAATCACGACGAGCACGAAGAGTTGCCGGTGAGCAAGCTTCTTCAGAAAGCCCTCGATTGCCTGGAGTAAGGCCATGACCACTTTTGCAGTGTTTGGAATGAGCGAGAACTGGGCTCGCGAAGAGGCCAAAGAGCACACGCCCACCTTCAAAAATGAGGGCGGTAAGCGCATCGACCTGACCGTTTCACAATGGGAGGCCGAGGTGGAGGTTCAGGTGGCCAAGATCATGGCGGGCAAAAAATGCGTGCGCCTGTCACCGATGTTCGACGCCCCCCAGTACGCACAGCAGTTCATGGACATGGCCCGAAAGAGCATAGTCTGTCGCGACCTGAAGATCAGGACCAAGGCCGTCCTGGTCGACGCCAAGAAAAAGCCGATCCTGAATGCCAAAACTGGTGCGCCAAAGGTTGGGTTTGCTGACTGGGTGCCGGAGGCGACTTACGCCGCCTGACAGCACTGATTAGCGAGCTACGCGCCCAGCAATAAGCCTGGCTCCGACTTCGCGCCCATCCACCTGCGCCAGGCCACGGTCAACATAGGTTCGGTCACCAGCAACAACCGGCACCACCACCTCACCACCACGCTTTACCTCGACGTTGATACGCCAGGTCTCCCGGCCTTCCTCGTCCTTGTCGCACTCCATGTAGTTCCAAACCTGAAAGCCTTCGATCTCATCGTAAATATCGTGCTTGGTCATGGTCCTGCCCATTTAGAGGAAGGGGCCATCGTAGCTCAAAGCCAGCCGGCACGGATGAGCGCGTCGACAATGCGAGTGAAATCAAAAAATAGGCGCACCAGCGCCGTAGTTAATTGAAGCGCGCGAATTAAGCGGTTCATTGAGTTATGTCTCCAAGTTATGGGAGGGACGTTGTCCTTCTACCACTACATGGGACTTCAAAATTCCCCCCCACTCTGCCGCCCGGGCATGGCCCGGCAAGGACTCCCCATGCCTACAGAAAACCATATCGACTGCCCGGCCTTGCACAGGCGCCGCGAGTTTTACCCTTACGGTGACCGCGTTCCACGCACCGTGCGGATGCTCAAGACGGTTACTGCCGACCTTATGCCGCGTATCGGGCTCGCTTACATCCGAGGCGAACATCCGGTTGCAGAGGCTGGACACAGTTATCCGGCTTGGACAAACAGCCTCGGCGCCGTAGCAGCGGTGATGCCTGATGGATCGCGCCTTGGGCTGCGCAAGGAAGAGTTCGAGGTCGACACCTGGCACGACCTCTCGCCGGTGCCAGCAGCGTCCGGCGTAACCCTCCAGGCCGCCCGCGCCAACCGCGTCTACGTGGCCGGGCCCATGACGGGTATCGCCGACTTCAACTACCCGGCCTTCAACGCCGTGGCCGACCAGCTGAGACCCCTCGGCTACGAAGTCGAGAACCCCGCCGATCACGGCGTCGTCGAGGGTGCGCAGTGGGGTGACTACATGGCCTACGACCTGACCCGCCTGGGCCTATGCGGAATGATTGCCCTGCTGCCCGACTGGGAGAAGTCGCAAGGCGCACGCCTGGAAGTCCTGATCGCCGAGAAGCTCGGCATGAAGGTAGTGGATGCCCATGATCTGGTAACGAGGGAGGCTGTATGAGCAATCAATGGAAACTGGTGCCAGCGGCGTGGCTTGATCCAGATAGCATCCAACGGGGTGAGATCCTTTCGGCGCAGGCAAAGAAGAACAGCGACTTCCTCGGCCAGCAGGATCGGGCTGCACGCTTCAGCGTTCCTCTCTACGAACATCCCGATGCGGCTGAAGTTGCGCGACTGAACGCCGAGCGTGACGCCCTGCAGGTTCTCCTGACAGCAGCGGATGAGCGGGCGGATTTGCTGAGCGATCTTCTCTTAAGAACACTCGCCTACTACACGGAGTCTTGCTTCCCTGAGGATTTGCTCTTGGAGGTCAAATCCGCGCTCAAGGTGATCCCATGAAATACCAACTCCCCGCCTACTGCTGGTGCCTGCTGGCACTGGCACAACTGATTTGATGAGGTGATTTATGAGTGGAATGAATGTAAGCGGAAACATCATGGTACAGGAGGCGCAGCACGCCGGTTTTGAGGCGCATGTTTACCCCTCTCGTGTTGCCGCTGCGATTCAGCTTCTGCGCGTTGAGATCCGGCGCTCTCAAAATGAGATAGCGAAAATCGGTGAGATTGAGTCGCTTGTGGCTCAGCTTATCGCAGACGAACGCACAGAATTGGAGTGCGGCAATGACCACCAACCAAACGATTGACGGCGTGCTGGTATCGCGTGAGCTGTTGCGCAGGGTTTCCAACCCTTACGCACCCAAAGGCCAGGAGCTGGCCCGTGCAGAGCTGCGCGCCCTGCTGGATGCGCCTGCCTCGGCGAGTGATGGGGTCAACTGGAAGGCCGTAGCGAACGAGCAAATGGGGATTATACAAGCGCTCAAGTCCGACAACGCTAAGCTCGCTGACGACCGTACAAGGCTTTCGGCTGAGCTTGAAACTCTGCGCCCAGCGTACAAGAGCGTTCTTGCGCAACTGGATGCCGCCCAGCCCCAGGGCGAGCATACCGCAGTGGGGTTCCTGGAAAGGATGCTGAAAGGCTCGGGGGATGATCGTCTGGAGGCATGGCAGGGAGAAATGGCCATGCTGCTGGAACACATCGCCGAGCAGCCCGCGCCGGTAGCGGTTCAATCGCTGGAAATTGTTGGGCGCCAGTGCTTTCCATCGGAGGCCATGAAAGCCGTTCAGGGTTATCGCAAAGAGCCATGGGTAGATGGCGATGCTGGTCAGGTGCCATCGATACCAGGGTTCTACCGCGTCGAGCCGCTTGTACGCCTTTCCGATGTGTTACGCCTGGTCGCGATATCCCGATAGGAGCGCTTTTTCTAAGTATTTGAGTTCGGCGGTGAGCCGGACCTAGGTAGTCGCTCAAGTTTACGAGCGGTAGCAGGCGGGGCCTTTATACGTGCTCTATCCAAACCCCTGGCCAGAGCGCTTGTCATCGTCTCACCAGGCAAAGTTTCAGGCGTTTCCTCAAAGAGCATTTTCCCACGCGCCCCGTAAACCCCGATGAACATTTCCGTTCTGCCGAGAAGCGACATGCGGACTTGTACATTTAAAAGCGTGCCATTCGGCTGACGCTCGTCTACTGATCGAGTGTGAAGCGAAGGATCAGCCCAATCCCAGAACACCTTGCCCCTGTTTCTCATCTGCGTCGCCCTGAAATTTAGGCGGCGATTATGCGACTTGTTATAAGCGGGGCAAAAGCCTGCGCAACAAAAATTTCTCTCATCTCCCCTTCAAAGTCAGCCGCTATAGCGGCAAGGACGAAGTCATGCCAAAACATCAGCCAGAACTGGCCCGCATCTACAACGTGTTCGGCCTCAGCTCAAACCATGAGCTGTCGACCCTGCTGGTCAATATCGAAAACACGAAGCGCTTCTCCGATCTGTTGCACGCAGTTGAGCGCGAGTTTTTCATGGTGCCCGGCGAGCCATCTGATGAGCCCGAAGACACAGGGCATCCGGTAGATGACGACTGCCTGGTAAATAGCTGGGGGTCGACACAGGCTGAGTACCTCAAGCAATTCAAGGCAGCATTACCGATAGCTGCCGCGAACTCGATACCCGCCTATGAGGCGCTCGTGACCGGTGAAAAGTGGTCGCTGGACGGCGAAAACGGCTCCTGGGATTACGACAGCCTCGACGAACTGCTTGAGGACAACTACGGCCACGACAGCGATGGCGATGGGCATCCGGCCAGCTACCGGCCTGGCCTATATGAAGGCGGTACGGTCTATCGCGGGGTTGTCTGCAAGGACGACCCCGCGTGCTTCCTGCCAGATGCCGACGATGTGACCGAGCGAATGTTCGAAAACGCTTGCGATAGCGACGCTGGCGAATGGGTTGATGCCTATCCAGACCTAAGCAAGGTTGCAAAGGCAGAACTGCAGATCGCCCTCGCGCCGCTAAAGGCCTGGGCTCGTAAGCATTGCCAGCCAGAGTTCTTCACGATCAAGGACATAACGCCACACATCGTCACCACTGAAGACGTGAGCCGGAGCAGGAAGTCATGATCGCCACCCTCTGGTTCGCCTACGTCTTCATTTACAAGGGGCCGAGGCCATGAATACGACCGCAGTGAAAACGCAAGATCTTACCGGCACGGCTCTGGATTGGGCTATGGCGATGGCTGTGCATGACAAGGTGTATTGCTACCCAGACGGCGGCCTGTGCCCACCCGAAGGCACCGTCTCTCTGAATGAGGACGACAACAGCCTGTGGACGAACATCGGGGGATTTCACCATGGCGACCGGTGGTCACCGTCAACCGACTGGAATCAGACGGGACCTTTGATCGAGAAATACCAAATCGCCCTGATCCCTGAAGCACATGACGGCCTGGAAGGGACGGTGATGTCCGAGCGCTGGTATGCGGACATTTACTATAACGGTGGCCAGCAGTACACGACCGAGCATTGCGAAACCCCGTTGACCGCCGCATGCCGCGCCATCGTCGGCGCCAACCTGGGCGACACCGTCAGCATCCCCACCGAGCTCATCTAACCCCAATCCCCCTACATGCCTGCCGGTGAGCGGCGGGCGAGGTATTCCTGCATGACTGAAAACCAATTTCCCTATGAGGCCTGGGTGCTGACCGCCGGCTTTGCGCCAAAGAAAGTCGAGATCGTTGGAATCTTCAGCTCGGACGGCTGGATGCGAGCCCAGAGTCGGAAGACCTACCACCAGGTGGATCTGTTCACCTCCAAGGAAAGAGCCATCGAGGCCGGTTGTCGCCGGCTGGATGAACAGTGGAGTGCGCTTCAGAAGAGAGCGGACGCCATCGTCAAGAAGAAGGCGATGCTCGCGAAGCACTCAGCCAAACCCTAACCCACCTTCTGCCGCCCAGCGCGGCAAGGACACCCCATGTTCGCTATGAAACTCACCCTGATACTGCTGGGCGCTTTGCTGTACCTGTTCGGTACCGGCTGCTGGTTCTTCTGGACCGGCCCCTACCTGCTCGGGACCGGCACCACTGAAGCATTGCTTTACGCCTTTGGCGGGACCTGCACCTGGCTACTGACCACCTTTGGTGTTGCCGTACAAATTATCAAAGCAGCGCGGCCCACGGCTGGCGGGAGGTAGCTATGGCAGAAGCCAATGAAAAATCAGAAGCATTTCAGCTCGATAAAGTGCCGGAAGTTCGCATGGCCGAAATCATCGGCACCACCAAGCGGGCGCTGGAAGGCAAGCGCGACCGAGGCGTAATACCTGAGGGCGTCTGGAACAAGATAGATGGGCGAATTTTTTATAGCTTGAGGAGATATGAAGCATGGCTAGAAAGCCAATGGGCCTGCCCACAGGAGTTGAATTCGTTGGTCAGTCCGTTCGCATTCGGTTCACTTGGAGAGGCGAGCGGCGCTGCGAAACTCTCGCATACCCACAAACCCCAAAAGGGATTAAAGCGGCAGCCGATCTACGCGATCAAGTAATAAGCCTGGCCAAGCATGGGGTTCTGAATGATCAGCGTTACGCCGAGATGTTCCCGAACTCCAGTTACACGCCTGTTTCACTGGTGATGACGTTCGGTGAGTATGCACAGGCTTGGATCAACAGCTTGGAGATCGTGCCAGGCACCCGCAGAAACTATCGCTCAACGATCAACACTTACTGGATGCCTTGGCTTGGCCAGCTCCCAATCACTTCAATCACTACGATGGTGCTGCGCAGAGTAATCAGCGAAACGGCCTGGGAAACGCAGTCGGTTAAGCGCGAGTCGATAGCACGGGTCACATCGCTGTTGAAAGCAGCCATGCAAGATGAGCTGATTGAACGTAATCCTGCTGCACCGATCAAGCTACCCAAGAAGACAAAAAAACAGGTTGATCCTTTTTCCGGAGATGAAGCGGCCGCAATCATTGAATGGATGTACGCAAATTTTAAAAAGCCTGGTGTACGGATATTTGCTGCTTACTTTGAATTTGCTTTCTTCAGTGGGATGAGGACAGGAGAGATAGCGGCATTGCGCTGGGATGAGATCGACATGGATGCGCGAACAGCACACGTTTGCCGGATCGTTGTAGATGGGGAAGTAGAGGAGCGCACCAAAACTAAGTACGCGCGGACAGTGATGCTCAATAGCCGAGCGCTGAATGCCTTGCGGCAGGCCAGGCAGATCGCGGATGATCGCTTGCTACAGAGACGTAGGATTAAAACGGCATCGCCGTTTGTGTTTCCACCATCGGGTGGCTCTGAATTCATCTGCCGACCGTCTCAGACCGGCGACCAATTCAGCAAGGCATTGACGGCGCTTGATCTGCGGCATCGGCCGCAGTACAACTGCAGACACACGTATGCCACCATGTGCATTATGGCGGGCGTAAATCCTGCATTTATCGCCGACCAGCTTGGACACAGCATCCAAGTGTTGCTGACGACTTATGCAAAATGGATGTCGTCTACCACTGACTGGTCAGAAGTTGGAAAGCTCGAAAAATCAATGATTGGTACAAAATCGGTACAAGCGTAA